GCTAAAGAACTGGGCAAGTAGCGAACGTTCTACCAGAATTGACCCAGCCAATGAGCTAAGAAACTTAGAGTCCCTACCTGACGGTGAAGGCGACCAAGACCTATTCCCTCACCAGCGTGCTGGTGTTAAGTTTTTGTCTACTGCCAAGCGTGCACTTTTGGCTGATGAGCCTGGACTTGGTAAAACTGCTCAAGCTATCAGGGCTTTGAAAAATCTACGCTCTCAGGGTGAGGATGTTTTTCCAGCTCTAATTGTCTGCCCTAATACCTTGAAAAAGAACTGGGCACGTGAGTTTAAGAAATGGTGGCCTGATAGCGGTTTGAACATTCAAGTTGTCTCTGGGACTGCTGCTCAAAGGCGTAAGCAGTTTGAAGAGCAGGGCGTAGATGTTTACGTAATCAACTGGGAGTCCCTAAGAACCCATTCAAGACTTTCTTCTTATGGCTCTATTGCACTTGCTAAGTGTGTAGAGTGTGGTGGTCACGATGAAAGAGTTACATTAAACAAGTGTGAGGTTCACAAGCGTGAACTTAACTTGATTGATTTTAAGTCTGTAATTGCCGACGAGATGCACCGCTCAAAAGACCCTAAGTCTAAGCAGAGCCGTGCTTTGTGGGCTGCTACTAATGATGCTCAGGTTAGGTTTGCCTTAACTGGAACGCCTATTGCTAACAATGTTTTAGACCTTTGGGCAATTCTTCACTGGATTGCTCCAGAAGAATGGCCTAGTAAGACTCGCTGGATTGACCGCATGGTTAATACAATGCTCAATGCTTTTGGCGGAATGATGGTCCTTGGAGTTAAGCCTCACATGGAAGAAGAGTTTCACTCAAGCGTTGACCCAAGGATGCGCAGAATGCTTAAGGCTAACGTTTTGCCTTGGCTACCAGAAATGATGTTTGAGCGTAGAGATGTTGAGATGTCTGCAAAGCAAGCTAAGGCTTACAAGCAAATGCGTGACAACATGATTGCAGAGCTTGAGGACGGTGACTCTGTTGTTGCCCCAAGCGTTCTAACTCAAACTACTCGCTTGCACCAGTTTGCTAGCTCTTTCGCCGAGCTAGTGGTGGACGAAACTACTGGGGAACCTAAGGCTGTGCTTGCTGAGCCGTCTTGTAAAATTGACGCTCTTATGGACGACATTAAGTCTGGTGACTTTGGTGACGATTCTGTGGCTGTTACAGCGGTGTCTAGACAGCTTATCGAGCTACTGAGCGCACGCCTAACTAAGGAAAAGATTGAGCACGGTCTAATTACTGGTGCCCAAAATGAGGATGAAAGACAGAGAGCTATTGATGATTTCCAGTCTGGGAAGATTAAGTGGATTCTGTTTACAGTCCAAGCTGGTGGTGTTGGAGTTACTTTGACTGCTGCTAGAAGATTGGTAATGCTACAGAGACCTTGGTCTTTAGTTGACTACAAACAAGCAATAGACAGAATTCACCGAATTGGTTCCGAAATTCACGACTCTGTCATAGTCATGGACTATGTTACTGAAGGAACCATTGAAGAAAGGGTGCTACAAGTTTTGGATACTAAAGCAGAAAACTTTGAGCAGATTGTTAAAGATAAAGATAGACTTCTAAGCTTGCTAAAAGAAGACAAGGCTGGTAAACTATAAAAATGAATGACGAAATGACAAAAGAACCATACGTTCTCTCTAACTCAGAGATTCAAGTATTTAAAGATTGTAGACGCAAGTGGTGGCTAAACTACTACCGACGTCTACAGCCTAAGCAAAAGCAGTTCACTGGTGCTCTAGCTCTAGGTTCTCGTATCCACGAAGCTTTGGACCAGTACTACTCTTCTGATGGCGAGATTGGGCTTCTTGAGGCCCACTCTGCCTTAGTAAAGCAGGACATGGACAAGCTGGTTGCTGATTACAGGGACACCTATGACCTAGAGGCTGAAGCCGAACTTGGTCGCATCATGCTGGAGGGCTACCTACAGTGGATGGACGAAGAGGGAATTGATGCCAACCTAGAAAAGATTTCCAACGAAGAAATTATTACTATGCCATTGTTTGATGGCGAAGTAGTTCTTCAGGGAAAGCTTGACATGCGTGTGCGTCGCAAGAATGATGGCGTCCGAATGTTCCGAGACTTTAAGACTGTTGGCGGTTCCTTCTCTGACTTTGCGAACCAAGCGCAAATGAACGAGCAGATTCTAACTTACATGTTGCTTGAGTCAGCTCAGAATAAAGAGCCTGGCGAACGCTCAGAGGGTGGAATCTTTACTATGTTAAAGAAGGTAAAGCGAACCGCCAATGCAAAACCTCCGTTCTATGAGCAGATTGAGGTTAGGCACAATGTGTTTACCTTGCGCTCTTTCTGGCAAAGAATTCATGGAGCGATTTCAGACCTTATGCGAGTTAAGAAGGACCTAGATGGCGGTGCAGACCCCAACTTTGTTGCCTATCCTAGCCCAACTAAGGACTGTAAATGGAAGTGTCAGTTCTACACTGTCTGTCCTCTAATTGATGATGGCAGTGCTGCTGAAGCAGCCATTGAACAAATGTATGAGGTCGCCGACCCATACGGTTACTACGGAAAAGAAGAGCAAGAAAAGAAAGGTGTTGAATAAGCATGTCAGATGTACAGCGGTCTTTAACCCTCATGGTCTATGGCGAGTCAAAAGTTGGTAAGTCAACTTTTGCTGTCACAGCTCCATATCCTCGCCTAATGCTAGACGTTGAAGGTGGACACAGATTCCTACCTATCAACGTTAAGTACTGGGACCCAATGCGTGAGGAGCCACCAGTGGCTGACGGCACTTGGGACACTGTTGTAGTTAATGTTAGAGACTACGACGTTGTGTTGAAAGCCTTCCAGTGGCTTCAAGCTGGAAAACACCAGTTCAAGTCCTTAATCATTGACTCAATCTCTGAGTTGCAGGTTAAGTGCATGGACAACATTGCAGGAACCGAGCAGATGAAGATGCAACAGTGGGGCGAGCTACTTCGCCACATGGGTGCCCTACTTCGTGACCTTCGTGACCTAACGATGCATCCTACTCAGCCACTAGAAGCTGTAGTCCTAACGGCTATGGCTAAGCGTGGTCAGGATAACCGTATGCACCCCTACCTACAGGGACAGCTTGCAGTTCAGGCACCGTACTTCTACGATGTCTTGGGCTACATAGCTATTGAAACGGTTCCAAACCCAGACCCTACTCAGTTGCCCTATAAGGCAAGGCGTATGTATGTAGAGCGTACAGACGAAGTAGAGGCTGGAGAGCGCGTACAAGGTCGCCTAGGCTCTATTGTGGAGCAAGGTGACCTAGGAGTTGAGCGTATGCTCGACATGATTTTTGGGTCAAAAGCCTAGAAAAATAAGTCGGCCTAGTAAGTTCTAGACGATTAGCTAATCAAAACGACAAGTAAGGAGGCTACTTTATGAGTAGCATTAACTGGGGAGACCTAGTAAAAGAGGCTGGAGAATCAGCTGGTGGCACTTACGAGCCACTACCAGACGGCGACTATGACCTAAAGGTTATTGAAGCCAGTGCCACCACTTCAGCAAGTGGTAAGGCAATGTTCAAGATTACTGCTGAGGTTCAGGGCGGTGCTTACAACAAGCGTCGCGTTTGGGACAACCTAGTAGTAAGCCCTGAAAACCCAAGTGCTCTTGGCATCTTCTTTACGAAGATGGCATCTCTTGGTGTTCCACGTGAGTTCTTCGTGAACAACAACCCATCAAATGCTCAGATTGAGCAGTCCATCTTTGGTAAGAGCTTCCGTGCAAGCATTGGCTCTCGCATTTACCAAGGAGACAAGAAGAACGAAATTAAGAAGTACTACGTTGGTCAGCCAACTACTGCTTCTGTACCACAGGCTCAGGCCGCTGCTGCTCCTGCACCAGCTCCTGCACCTGCACCTGCGCCAGCACCAGCTCCTGCAAGTTCAGTAGCTGCTCCAGCTGACGCACCGTTCTAAACATAAATAGTTGTGGGGGCATCGTTATTAATAGCGGTGCCCCCCACTAATGAAAGCTGATAATGGCAAAAATTTTTTTAACAGGCATGACTGCCCCTCAAACTTCTGAAAAAGTTAATCAAAACTCTAGAACTTTTTCCTCAATTTTAAATGAAGTTCTATTATCTGCTGGACACCAAGTAACTTGGTCAGCCCCCAGCGTCACCACTACAGAAGGCGATTTAGAGTCATTTGATGCTGTGCTAGTCGGACTAGCGCCAGTTGGAAGCCTGACTTCTCACAAAATTTACGGAGCTTTAAATGTCATTGACCTAGCTAAAAAGTCTGGAAAACTTACTTTATTTTTAGACCTACCCAATGCTTCTCTAATTACTTCAAGTATTAAAACAGTAGTAAACAATCCTCAAAGCTTCACTAAACCTTTCTTTTCCAAAAGAAAAGAATACGATTTTGTAGTGGCTGACCCAGAGGTAGAAGCTAAACTTTTTTCAGTATTAAAGTCTTTAAACGAAGAAGATTGGCCTACCACTATTTACCCAAGCCTGCCTTGGGGCAATATTTCTGACATTAAGCTTTCACCTTTTGCTAAAAAGAATTTAGAGGGAGTGAACTTGGACTCTTTTTACATAACAGAGATTCCTAATGTTTCAAAAAATAGAGCTGAAAAGTGGTCCGTAGACATTTATAATAGTTGGAGCAATAGAACCATAAATACTTTATCTTTACCTACAGTGGCTATGAAATGGGCCAAAAATGCCACGGATACTGAAGTAATGGAGCAGATTACTCGCTCTATAGGTGTAATTATTGCCCCAGATAAGCGTGACGGTAGTTGGTGGAGCTATAGGTACGTCCAAGCTCTAAACTCAAACACTCCCGTAGCCACCGACTGGGAGGTTTCCCAGAGGTTGGGGGAGCCTTGGGCAGTACTAGCTTCTTCTATAGACACTATGTCTTCTGGCAAAAGAGACTTAATTGCTAGGGCTCAAAAAGAGATTTATTTATCTAGTGTGGGTAGCCAAAAAAGCTCCCTAAATAAGCTACAATTTATATTAAGAATAAGTTAGGACAAAAATGGATTACGAATGGGTAAAACAGCAGTTTACTGAAGCTAAGGTCAGAGTAGGAGTCGGTAAAGCTGTACTTAAGCTACTTGAAACTTGGGAAAAAATAGATGGCATGACTCCCCAAGCTCAGAGGGACGCTTTAAAAACTTTTGAAACTTTGGCTCTAGGCCATTCTCTAGTACTAGAAACCAAGGATGAGCTTTGGGTAGATGGTGCACCTGGAATGTTTATTGTTGGTGACAACATTAGAGTCAAAAATAATGCTTTTGATGGGCCAGATGGTGCTTCTCAGAACGGTAGAAAAGGGGTAATAGTAGCTATTCGTTCTGGAGATATTATTGTAAAGTCAAATGACGGTAAACAGCCTTTGTTGGATGGTGCTCATTACCACCCGTCTAAGCTACAAAAAAGAATAAGGTAATGTCACGTTCTACTATTAAATTTAGTTTTTCTTCAACTAACTATAAAAAGTCTATGGCTAAGGCGCAAGAAATACTAATGGGTTATTTAGAAATCTATGACATTGAAGAGCTTAACTCTAAACTTGAAGTAGAGATGCATCACGAAAAAGAACCTAATTCCGAAGAATTTACTGTATTTGTGCACGCAAAATTTAGAAGTAGTTGACAAAAACAACACAAATTTGTAAAATATTAGTAACGACGTAAGGATTACTAATATGCAAACATTTGTTCCACTAACTTCTTCTTTTGATGAAATTGCCAAAGTACTAGACAATAAGCGCCTTAATAAGCAAGCCTTAGAGGGCTGGCAAATTCTTATGAATCTTCTTGAGCTAGACCCTCAAGGCAATCACCGAATACCAAAAGGCTGGTCAAACCACCCTGCCGTAAAAATGTGGCGTGGGCATGAAACGGCTCTCTATCTTTATATTGAAGCTATGGTGAAAGAGTGGAAGAAGCGTGGTTTTAATTCAACTATTGGGGACAAAGCTAAGGCAACAATTCTTACAGCCATAGAGCAAGGTAAATTAGAGGGTCTCTCAAGCTCCACACCTCCTAACTGGATTTCAAACATGTATACCTACAAAGACATTGCGTCTAGTCATAGGCAGGCTCTACTTTTCAAAAACTATGAGTGGTACAGCCAGTTCGGTTGGGAAGAAGATAAAGGCACGCCTCCAGCCTCATATGATTACGTTTGGCCCGTAAATTAAATAAATAATAAACCCGTGTTTATAGCAGCTTTTTATTCTATAAAGTCTATAATTAAACGGTGAAAGATTCTAGAGCGGGCGAAAGCCTTTGGAGCGACTGGACTGGGCACTTACATAGTCCAGCCTCGGAAGACTCTATAATCTTTTACACAATTGGTCATGTAGACGTTTCTAATGAAATAGTCAAAAGAGCCTTAGCTTCTGCGCTACAGAGAGATGGCGCTGTTGACTCTTTAGGCGAAGGCTTTAGAAAAGTTGAAAATGGCTACATGTCTTATTACGGACACTGTGGCTATATTGACGGCGATACGGAACTAACCTCGTGCGACATGTATGGAGAGACTGATTACGGTGACATCGTAGATGAAGTTTTCCCTATTACATGGATTGAGATAAGTGCTAGATAATTTTAAAAAACTAAATTGGCAAGAAAAAGCTGAGTGCGCTAAGCCAGAAAATGAAGAGCTAATTGACTACTTTTTTTCTGATGAACCAGTAGAAAAGTATAAAGCTAAGAATTTGTGCTTTCAATGTCCTATTAGAAAAGACTGCATTAAATTTGCATTAGAGTCTAAAGAAATCTGGGGAATTTGGGGAGGTAGAGATGAAAATGAAATACGTAGAGCGCTTTCAGTTAATGCTGATGGTGTTGAATACAGACGTGGTAGGTACCCTCAATGCCCTTACTGCTCTGCTCGTACTAGCAAGCTTAAAACTTACATCATAGATTTACCTAATGGCGGTAGGTGGACCACTGCTCGAATGGTTGAGTGTACTGAGTGTACTTTTAAGTGGAGAAGCAGGACTAGCGCAAATGCTGTCAATGCTTATCACGCTGAAGTGGCTGAAAAACAGTCAAAGTCAAAGAAGAACAAAAAAACCAAGGGCCCTAAAAGCTAGTACTATTTTTTAGTTTTTTTTGGGGTATTAATTTTTTCTTCGTAGTATTTTTGATTTGAGACTAGTCTTGAGTCAGTTGGGTCGTACTCTAGGGCTTTTAGATTATAGTCAACCGCATCTTGATAATTTCCAAGATTGTAAGATGAAATAGCCACTAAATCATAAGGAGCTGAGCCCCAAGCAAACTCTTCACAGAGGTACTCTAAAGGCTTATCTGTAATATTTAAAGCTTCTTTGGCGTAAGATAGACACTCTTGCCACTTTTCTTTTTTGTAATAGTGAGTGGACATTTCTACTAACGCTTCTCTTCTATTTGGAGCTTGATTAATAGCAGCCTTTAACCAATCCTCTGCTTTATCTATTTCTAGCTTAGCAAGGTATCGCATTGATGCTGCTCTTTCTGGTGGCCAAGTTGCGTTAGGCAGTGCTAAGTGGCGCTTAAACTCTTGAATGGCTTCTTCTTTTAGGCTATAGAAATAAAGCTCTCTAGCGTAATAAAAAGCGTTTCTATCGTCATTTAAATCTTCTTGAACAGCTTGCTTCAAAAGTGGCAAATACTGAGAGCGAGGCTTTGAGTGGTCTGGGTGGTGGTGAATTTCTAGCCCAACCCAAGACTGGGTCTCTTTAACATCTCCATAAGCACTAATAACTTCGTGCACTGGGTGCCTCCACCTATATCCAAATCTAGAGTGGATTTTGTCCCCACCGTACTGTAGTCCAGGGGTGCCATCTTCTTTCCAAGACCAAGTATATTGATATCTAGGTCTAGTTACACCCATCTTGTATGATTCTTCTAGCTTCTCTTTCCAGTTTGGGAGCAAAATCTCGTCCATGTCTAAAGCAATGCAGTAGTCAATGTCAGCTGGTATTGCTGCCAAAGAAGCGTTTCTTGCCATGTCAAAACGCCAAGGCTTAATTAGAACTGTAACTACATTGATTCCTAGCTTTTTAGCTATTTCTACGGTGCCATCAGTCGAGCCAGTGTCAGCAATAAGTAAGTAATCAGCATCTTTGGCTGACTCATACCAGCGCTCAACAAACTGCTTTTCATTCAAAGCAATTGTGTATACTGCTACCTTCATTATTTCCAACCCATTCTTTGTTTTATGTCAGTTGTGCTTATGCCTTTTGTGTGGGGCAAGTAAATTAATCCTATACCACGCTCATCCAACCAGTCTTGGTCAAAGCCCATTTGTGCGTAGTAGTCTTTTCTAGCCCAGTCTGAGCTAATTACTATGTAATCTGGCTTAACTATTTCTATAGAAACCTTAGAGTCTGCCCCACCATAGTTTGGTATTACCTCATCTACCCACTTGCAGGCAAGAAGAATCTCCCTACGCTCTTCGTAGGACATAACAATTTTCTTGCCTTTGTATTTTTCGTAAAATTCTGGCATGTTAAGGGCTACTGTAACTTTACCGAAGTGAGAAGCTCTCTCAAGCAATCTGTAGTGCCCGTGGTGTGGCAAATCAAAGCTCCCACCGGTATAAACTCTAGGCTCAGGCAACAAAGTCTCCTTCTAAGTTTGGGTAAACATCTTTAATTGACGGCGTATAAGCTATTGTATACCTACACTTTCTAAAAATCAAATCATAAATCACTTGAATTTTAGCTGAGTCCATGCCCTCTATTTCACAAAACTTTTTGAAGGTTTCTAGGACCGTTCTCATTTCACTATTAGCTGCTTCTTGGTCAGTAGTGCTACTACCCTCAGGGTGAACCATAGTTAAGCTAATATCTCTATAAACTTTTTTATTTCTGTAGATTGCCAATGCGCACGCTGCTATGTCTACTCCCCAACCAGAGCTCATTTCAGGCATTTTTAAGTAACTATTTTCTACTGCCCAAGTCATGTAATCTTCCATAAAAAGCGCTAATTCTCTAGAGAAAGCAAAATGTATCCCATTAGTTTGTAAAGATAAGTCTAAATTTTTGTAGGTTTCCGATGGGCAAATAAAAGAGCCATCTCCGCTAAAACCGTCGTTTGTTGTGTCTGGGGCTATTGCGTATATTTCTTTGTCGTTCTTTATAAATTTTTCTACTCGTTTAGTGTAGGAAACAAAGTCACTATAGATTGGGTCGCCAGCATTGAAAATAAATACTTCATAATTAGTGGACTTAAAGTCTTTTAAAGCGTTGTATAGATGACCGTAGTATCTTACGTTTTCTGCTCTTACCCAGTTTTTACTTTCTACTTCTTTCCCTGCAACGTTGTAGATTAGGTAATCTAGCTTGCTACTTGATAGCTGTCTATCTAGCTCCAAGCAGTTGTCTATGGAGCCGTCCCAAGAAATAGCATAGGTCTTACTAAACATTACTTAAGTGCCAGTACGCTTATGTTCTCTCTCGGTTCATAACCCCCACCGAGTACCATAGTTAGCAATCCTGGCTTAGAGTTCATTCCAGAACGGTCTCTAAACCATTCGCTTCCAGGGTCTGTGGTTGGGCACTGTAGCCAAAGTCTTTCACCAATGTCTTTAGTTGCGAAGTTGTGAAAGTGTCCTGAAACCCAAACGTCTGCCATTCCAAGCGCTGTCTGTCCAGCTGCCTGACCAGATAGATACTTAAGTGGGTCTCTAGACTGATGTCCATGAAAAAGCCCAAGCATAGTTCCATTTACGTCTACGGTAAGTGTTTGATGTCCGGGAGCTGGGTACCTAAATTCAATGTGCTGTAGTGCTGGATTTTCCGCACAAGCGTCCTGCACTGCTGACGCAATTTCTACGTTCCAACCATCAGCTGGGTCAGCTGCAACTTGACGAGTAACTTCGTCGTGGTTTCCGTTAATTACTGGAACAATCATTCGCTCTGCTAGTGGAGCGTGAGCTTTAATCTGAGCCATAAGAAGTCTTCTAGCAACTCTTACCTGCTCTGTCAGTCCCAAGTCAGAAACTGCTTGTCCCTGCAAACGTCCACCTTGGCTAACAATTCCTTCTACGTGGTCGCCCGGCAATCCCAAAACAATAGTTCCCAGTCCTAGGCCCATTTTAGTTAGACCTTTAAATCTTTGAACTGATGATTCTGTTAGCTGTAAAATTCTTTCTACGGACTGTTCTGTACCGCCACTACCAGTCTTTTTACCAATTTGCTGGTCGCTAGGAAAAAGTGCAAAAGCCCCTTCGCCTGTTTGAGTTTTAATTCCAGATGCTGGACGCCATTTTTTAATTTCGTCTACAAGCTTTTCTGCGTCTAATCTGTCTTCTTCTAAAAATCCAGCTGGAACTATGTTGATTCTTAAAGACTCTAAATATTCGCCGTCAAACTTTTGCCACTTACCTCTGCGAACAGAGGTAACTGACCAAGCCTCTGGGTCCATGTCAAAGTCTTCAAGAATTTTTTTAGCATCTTGGGGTTCGCCAGCTGGTCTAGGCTGAGAAATTACAAAACCGCCAGTCCTGTCGTCAACATCCATTTTAGAACGCCAGTTTTCTGGAGTATTTAAGAGCTTTACGTCAGAGCCAGAAGTTCCCGGACTAACTAAGTTTTGTAATTTATCTGAAATTCCCAAAATTATTCAACCAATCTTCTGCAAGGGCAATCCCCGCGTCGATGCCTGTCTACGGCACTGTTACTTATATCATAGCCTTCTTCTCTAAGAATTCTTCCTAAAGTAGTGTTTGGCACTCTGGCTGGATTAGACTCTGGAATTGAAAGAATTCCCTCTATGTTTTTCTTGTCATCGTCAGACAACTCTGTGCCAGCTAGCAGGGCTCCAAGCTTGCAGAGCTTGCTATTGGCCATAGAAATAGCCTCAGTGAGTTTGTTAGAGAGTGCCAAGTTGACTCCTTCATTCTGTATTGCGTCTTTTTATATTTTACAGCAAAGGTTAAAGTAAAGCTAGAAACTACTCACTTTTCTTTCTTGGGCGTGTCTTACGCTTAGGCTCCTGTAGAACTTGAAGATTTTGAAGTGGTAGTCCCTGAAGGGCTATAGTAATGTCTTTGATTAGCTCTACTTCTGCCGACATCTTGATAACGTGAGATTCGATAGTATTGACTCTGTCAGCTAGCGAGCTTCCGCCATTCTCCCAAAGTTGATGCTCTACTCGCTCCATGCGCTCTGAGATGGTTCGACCTTTTTCATCTAGGCCAATTGCGTCTGCTACCCTCTTTGAAACTCTATAAACGGCAACCATGCCACCTATAATAACTCCAAGTGCTGTAATTAGAGCGGAAATAGAGAATATCATCTCTGCTGGCATTTTATAAAATCTTTCGTTATTTTACATAAGTTTTTATAATTTTATCAGATTCTGTTATGTTTGATTTTCGTCATTGAAAACTCACCCCAAAACACGCCCCCCTCAGCAAGTTTTCGTGATAATATGTATTTCTATCTCGAAAGGTACGTAACATTAAAGCGACAATTTTAGACTTAAGGAGCTATGTTAATTGACTACTCCTAGAACCCCCCACGAAGAAAAGCTTAAAAAAGCTTCAGCTTGGTATGCCAATCAAAATTGGAATATTCTCCCATGCTACGGAATTACTGACGGCGGTAGATGTACATGTAACGGTACCCACACCGAACCTAAAGATGTAGGTAAGCACCCTGCAATCGGTGAGTGGAATGTAAAAGCCACTTCTGATGAAAATGTAGTTTCTACTTGGTGGGAAAACACTCCAGCAAACAACATCGGAGTTGTCTGCAACAGAAGCGGATTTTTAGTAATTGACGTGGACCCACGCTCTGGTGGAATTGATTCTTTTCAAAAATTTGAAGAGCTAATTGAAGGAGCACTGCCTCCCACAGTTGAAGCCTACACTGGCTCTTACAATCACAAAACTAAAAAGGTTAGGGGTCGTCACCTTTTCTACAAGGTAGATTCTTCTGAGCAACTGGTTGGAAATTTAAAATCAGCTGACTTGCCGGGTATAGATATCAAGCACAACGGATACGTAATGCTTGCGCCTTCTCGTCACGGCTCTGGAGTTACTTACGAATGGAAAGAAGGCCACGCTCCTTGGGAGATGCCAATGGCAGAAGCCCCTGAAGAGCTACTTCAAATCTTACGTAAGCGTGGCAGAAGAATTGGCTCTAGTGGCACTTCTCTACATGCTGGAGAATGGGATTGGCTGTCTGACCTAGAGTTTCGTGGCGAGCGTGTAGATATTGCAAAAATTCTTGATGAAGGAATCGACGAAGGTTCACGTGCAGTTGACCTCTATGCTCTGGCTTGTGCTATAGCAAATAAGTTTGGTGTAGATACTCCAGAAAAGCGAATGATGATTGAGACAATGCTTATTCGCTTTAACCATGAAAAAATTAGGCCTCCGCTAAATGTTGAGGGCCCTAACGGAGTATTGATGCACACTAGGCGTGCTATGGACTTTGTGTCAGAAAACCCTGTTACTGAGAAGCTTTGGCCTGGACTTTCTGACTGGGCTAATAAGTCTTCTGAAGAGGCTAAGTCTTCTGTTGTAACTGCTCCGCCAGCAAATGCTAGAAAAGTCAGCACTTCAGCTCCAGTAGATGAAGATGAATACAACTTGCCTGGTACTTTAGGTGGTGCAGTTTCTATGGCTGCTAAGGGTGGAATGTCTATTGACGAAGCTTTTAGTTCTGGAAACATTGATGTCCCTAGAGACCCTGACGCTATTTCTGAAGCTGAGGGCGGTTCCCAAGGTAAGCGTTCTCTTTCAGACACTGGTAACGGACGTCGAATAGTTGACACTTTTGGTGCGTCTATTAGGTATACCCCTGGAATCGGTTGGTTTATTTGGGACGGTCAGTATTGGAAACCTGATGTAGAAGACTTAGGAATGCACGAGCTTGCTAAAAAGCTTCCCCCGATTATTGTTACTGAAGTTGCTAACTACGAAGAGCCTGAGAAAAAGAACGAGATTATTAAGTGGGCTAATGCTGCCAAATCAAACGGAAAGATTGGCGCAGCTATTGATAGTGCGAACTCTGACCCAAGAGTGGTTACTGACGTTGAGTCTTGGGACAGTGACCAATACTTGCTTGGTGTTGCTAACGGTGTTATTGATTTAAGAACTGGAGAACTTCTTAAGGGACGTCCAGACCTATTTATTACAAAGCGTGCACCTGTTGCTTACACTCAAGGAATGAGAAATGTCCGCTGGGAGCAATTTATTGACTTTGCTACTGGCGGAGATAAAGAGCTACAAGATTGGCTACAAAAAGCAGCTGGATACACTCTTACTGGACTTAACAACCAAGACTTGCTTTTCTTGGTTTACGGCCCTCCTGGCTCAGGTAAGAACACTTTTGTTGAAGCAATCGTTAAGGCACTAGGAACTAAAGAGTATGCTTGGCCTCTAGACTCAAGCATTTTGGCCCATAACGATGGAATGGTTAGCGGTTCTGACCTCTACCACTGGGCAGAGCTTCGTGGTAGAAGAATGGTTTGGGTTGACGAGCTCCCTGAGTCGGAGCGTATGAAGGAAAACTCAGTTAAGAAGTTGACTGGTTCTTCTGAAATTTCTGCTCGTTCTCCTGGTGAAAAGCCTTTTACATTTAATGCTCAAGCCAAACTTTGGATTACTACCAACCACAGACCGATGATTAATGACGATGCCATGTGGCGTCGTATTAGGCCTATTCCCTGGAGCAACGTGCCTGAGTCGCCAGACCCAGACCTAAAGGCATACTTGTTTGACCCTGAAGGTGCCCTACCAGCTGTACTAGCTTGGGCGGTAGAAGGTGCAATTAAGTACTGCAACTCTGGGGCACGTGACCCTCTAGGTTGGTGTGTAGCTGTTCAAGAGGCTGCTGACATTTACCGTAAGAATGAGGACCGTCTTGGAATCTTCCTTAATGAAGAGACTAAAGAAATAGAAGGCTCTTCTCTATCAGTTAAGTCTTTATATCAGGTTTACCGCTTGTGGAGCGAAGACCGTGGAGAAAAGCCTATGACTCAGATTGCTTTCCAGCGTAAGCTAGCTGACCGTGGTCTAGAGATTATTGGCCAAGGAGCTAAAGCTGAGCTTATGGGACGCATACTTATCCCTAAATCTGTGCCAACTACGGCTGGCGTGGATTGGACAATGGCAAACAGACTAGCTAGGTTTTGATTTTTAACCTGTTTTATGCTAGAGTTTTTATGCGGTATGAGAGACTGTCGCTAAGTGGCTGGGCAGAAATGTCCAGCCACAACTAAAGAAAGAAAGTCAAAATGAAGATATTTATTTCAACCCCGATGTATGGCGGAATGTGTACTGGTCAGTACGCATCTTCTCTTTTAGAGCTTGTAGGCAGTCTTGGGTCCTTGGGTCACCAAGTTATTTACTCTAAAATTTATAACGAAAGCCTCATTACTAGGGCGAGAAATACTTTGGCTAATGAATTTTTAGCCTCCGACTGTGAATATCTTCTTTTTATTGATGCAGACCACGGCTTTAAGGCTAATGAAATCATTAAAATGATTGACTCAGATGTTGATTTAATTGGTGCCATATATCCGATGAAAAGCCTAAACTGGGACAGAATAACCGCTGCCCATGAACTTGGTAATAAGGATTTAGAAAACTACAGTGGTTATTTTTCAGCCAACTTAAAGACAACTAAAGATGGCACAACAACAATTGTTTTAGACAAGCCACTTGAAGTAGAAAATGTTGCTACTGGAATGATGCTAATAAAAAGAAATGTTTTTGAAAAAATGATTCCTAATTGCGAATCCTATTCTGCTGCTAAATCTAATGGAATTATTGACCATGATAAAAAGGTTTATGAGTTCTTTAAGACAGAGATTGATGAAGACGGAACTCTTTTGTCTGAGGACTACTACTTCTGCAAGAAGTGGCAAGAACTAGGCGGTAAAGTTTATGCAGCTCCTTGGGTTCAAATAAGTCACTTTGGCTCTTATGAGTTTAAAGGAAGCTTTGCTATGTCTATTATTTTGCAATCTAAAATAGAAGCCGAAGAAGATAAAAAAATTGAAGCTAAAAAGCCAGCTTCAAAAAAATCTAGAAAGTAGATTTATCGTAAATGTTTTTAACTGTGGTGGCATACCACTTAGTGTCATTCTGAGTTGGTATTCCGTCACTGTTTAAGCCTTCGGCTATGGCTCTATAACTTTTACCAAATTTTTTCTCTTTAATAATTCTGTCTTTAATCTCTTCTGGAGTTTTGTTTTTAGGGCCCATGTCCTTTCCCCAAACAACTCCACGCTCACGTCTATCTTTGTGAACGTCTTTTTGACGTTCAGAAATTATTCCTCTTTCCATTTCAGCAAGAGCAGACATGATAGTCACAACGAACCTGCCTTGATAAGAAGAAGTGTCCAAGTTTAAGTCAAGCATTACTAATCTCCATTTGTTGGTGTTTGCTCTGTCAATAATGCTGAGAAAGTCTTTTGTTGAGCGGGCTAGCCTGTCAATTCTTGTGACAAAAAGTGCACTGGCTTCTCCAGCATCTAATCTTTTTAAAGAACTAGTTAATGCTGGTCTTCCACTAATAGATTTACCAGAACGTCCTTCTTCTCTAACTAGCTCAAGCTCGGTGTATCCAGCCAACTCTGCTGCTTGACGTAGAGTGCGTTCTTGTACTTCTAGGGATACTCCGTCATTTACCTGAAGCTGGGTAGATACCCTAGCGTATAAAAGTGCCAGTCCTTGTTCGCTCATAGTTTAATTCTACCCTAAATGAAAACCCGCCCGTAGTAACCTACGAGCGGGCTTTCTATACGAAAGGAATTGTGCGACAGAATGAAAAACAAATTCAACCTGACACTCAAAATTCTAACACATAAAATTAAGCTTTTCCCATAAACTCGTGAGAATAGCTCCACCTATTTGGGTCTATGGTCCAGCGGTGAATTTTCTTGTTATTGGAGCCATCTGGCCTTTTCATGTGATTCTTAGAAGTTGGCTTCCATACCTCAGATTGGTCTCTATAACCACCTAGGCGGGGGTGGCTAGTTTTAGAAAAATAACGTTTACCATTTTTAATGTAGTGGTCCGCTACCGCCTCAGACATTCTTGGTCCTAGGCCAAGCCCTTGGTAGTCAGGATGTATAACTAATCTGTGCTCTCTAAAAGCGTTTTGAACTGTGCCAGATGGATACGCCATAGTAGCTACAAATCCTACTACTTGTCCTTCCCAGACGCCCACATAGCATCGTGCGCTTTTGTTGAGTGATTCGGTGAGATAGTGATACTGAGAGAAGTGCTCCCAAATCTTGTTTGAGGAAGGATGTATGGTGAGTACCAATTCAGGTCGATGAAGATACCTTTCTGAGGTCCACTCACCACGGTCTGTGTCAATAACCCAGTCTGGCTCAAGGTACTCAAGGATGTCTCTATGCACTGTTGCTAAGACTATCCCTTTTAAATTATTTTTACGTACGTATCTAGCCATAGCATTTGAGGCAGCTTTAGCTACGTTTCTATCAATGACTGAAGTAAACTCATCAATTACAGCGCCATCATGTAGTGACCTAGCTAAGTTTGCCCTAAACTGCTGTCCGTTAGATAGAACGTGATAAGGCTTTACCCATTCTGGCACAGACATAAGACCTGATGCGGAAAGCTTTTCGTTTGCATCTACTGGAGTTTTAAAGTTTGAAGCTATAGAACTTACATTCCAAGTTGGCTTTTCTGGCTCTCCGAATGACTTTAGTAACGTCGACTTGCCAGTACCAGAAGCTCCTACTATTACACCTATGCCAAAATCTTTTGGTAAGTCTTTAGGAAGTAAGTAAGGAAAAAAAGTTTCAGTGCCGTCTGATTGATAGTCAAAAGGCTTAATAAGCTCTGCGGTTAGCTCGTCTATTTTTACTTTAGAAACTAGTGGATTGTTAGAGCGCTCTAGTTTTAGCCATTCAGTCATTGTGCTTTAGCATTCCTACTCGTTTTAAGAACTCTTTTACATTAAGTAATCTACCAATGCTAGCTTTGCTATGTAGATTGCTTATTGGCTGATGAGTTTCTCTGGGGTCCATTTCCCGCATTTCTTTTTTAAGTCTATCTGTCTTTATCCAAATAAGAACGTCACCGTCAGTAGATGCTTGAACCCACCACTCTGACTCAGTTATGTTAATTCCAGACTTAACTTTGTCACTTGCATCTGGCTGTCTATAAGACCAAGTTTCTACGTACCAATTACCAGTTTCGTGAGTTCTATAATCAGTTTTTACTTCTACTTTTCCACTAACTAGTGAACTGTAGGCATTTTCAGTGGCAGATTCGCCAATTTTTCCACGCTCTAAGTCAATGTCAAAGTGTGGCTGATTTACACTGCTGGTCATAGATTCCTTAAGTTAGGAAATTATGATAGCAAATTATAGGCTTTAAAGCAAGCCTAAGCTACTATAAAAATACCAACTATGCTGATGCTATCCCCGACAGCAATGGTAACTCCTGGAGCAGTGGCAGTGGCCACAATGTTTCCGCTAGATTCTACAACTGCTGAAACAATTGGCCCAATTGACCCACCGCCAGCAGGTGAGTTAAAGCTAGGCCTAAATCCAACTGGCAAAACTCCAACATTTACGTTACCGAAGTTACCACTAGAAGGTACGTTAATGTCTGACGTAGTTCTCTCAGCTACTATGCTAAATTGACAAACCCCGTTTAAAACTTTGTAATTTTGAGAAGTAATTGTCCAGTTTGCCGATGATGATATACCAGTTGTAGCTGAGCTAGATGATACATACTGTACAGATTTCCATGGTCCAGTTGGTCCAGCGTAAACTTGTAGTAAAGTCTGGTCCTGTAGGTAAGCTAATTCCCCATTTACAGGCGATGGTATCGCAGTATTTCTAGCTGATTCGTCTGCGTATATTAAGTAACCAGTAGACCCAGTCGGTCCAGTTGGTCCAGTAGCTCCAACACCTGTAGCACCAGTCGGTCCAGTTGGTCCAGTTGGTCCAGTCTGTCCACGTAATCCTTGAACCCCGAACTCTCCTTGAATACCCTGAGGGCCAGTTGGCCCCGTAGCACCTGTAGGTCCTGTCGGCCCTGTTGGCCCAGTTACACCTTGCGAACCTGTAGGACCAGTAGGCCCTGTCGGTCCAGTCACAAAGGAGTCAGCTCCAGTAGGACCAGTAGCTCCAGTAGGGCCCTGAAAACCTATTGGCCCCGTAGGCCCAGTCTCACCTCGTGCTCCTTGAAATCCAAATTCTCCCTGCAAACCTCTAGGTCCAGTTGGTCCAGTAGGTCCAGTAGGTCCGGTCACAGTGCTAGCTGCTCCAGTTGGTCCAGTCGGCCCAGTTACAGTGCTGGCTGCTCCAGTCGCTCCAGTTAAACCTGTTGCTCCCGTAGGTCCAGTTGGGCCAGTAGCTAGTGAGGTTATAACTGCGTCCCAAGTTGAACCGTTCCACTTCCATGTTCTGTCGTCATTCACTGATGGACTGTTAGGAAAATCTGCTGGCATTATGCAACACTTTCTACAGAAATTACTCCGCTATCAGCAGTCGCTGTCTGAGTAAAAGTTACTCTATAAAAACCACCAGCGGTTAAGTTTTGTATGTATGTTACTACAGTGTCGCCAGACAAAAACAATCCAATGGTGCTACAGTTGTACCAAGTTCCAGCTGTTGAAGCTTGTTCGTAAAGGCTAAAACTTGAAGGGTTCGGGACCTGAGCTCTTGTAATCACCGATGACATAAGAGATACTGTAGAGCTTCCAGACACTAAAGAGTATTGAGGTCTATTTGCTGAAGGGTCCCCAGTAGGGCCAATTCTAAATTTAAAATTGTCAAGCGTAACTTCTGTTCCGTTAGCAGAATTATAAGCTAATGTAGGAACATTTGGTGCTGGTCCAGTGGGGCCAGTTGCACCTTGTGGTCCTTCTGGTATTTCAAAATTAATTGTTTGCTCTGGCGCAGTTCCAGTGACAGTTATGGTTGGAGTTTGACCTGATGGGATTACGTCTACAGTTCCAACTGTCAAATTGGTTGATGCACCTGTAGGCCCAGTCGGTCCAGTAACTTGAGAGTCAGCTCCAGTTGGTCCTGTTGGTCCTGTAGGACCAGTAGGCCCAGTAGGGCCCTGCACTGTGCTGTCTGCACCAGTAGGTCCAGTTGGTCCAGTAGGTCCAGTCTCTCCAATTGGCCCTGTTGGTCCAGTTGGTCCAAAAGTTCCAACAGACTCCCAAATAACACCAGTCCACCGCCAATTGCGGTTTCCTACACTGTAAATATCATTTACAGTGGGTGAGTTCGGAAAATCTATAGGCATTTTATTATTTTACCTTACTTTTCTTTCTTTACTAAGAACCTAAATCGCCAGTTAGCCAATAGGTGTTAGAAGCAGTACATTTAATCGATGCCAAAGAGCCTTGAGCTGCTGTTTTCAGTAAAGAGTTTTTTGAACTCAAAGTGACACCAGAGCCAGCTTGAAAAGTAATTTGAGAGCTTGCTGTTTGTAGAAAATCTGCTTGTTGTCCAGCTGAAAGACCTTCTACCGTAACAGTAACTGCTCCAGAGTTTGTGATTAATTTTCCAGCGTCTGCTGAAGTTAATGCCCTACTGCTACTCAACTCTTCTACTGTTTGAGCTGAACTAAAGTCTCCAATTTCACCTTGTGGCCCAGTTTCCCCTATTGGTCCCGTAGCACCAGTCGGCCCTGTTGGACCTGTTGGTCCAGTTACAGTACTGGCTGCCCCTGTAGGCCCTGTCGCTCCAGTCGGTCCTTCAACTGTGCTATTCGCACCAGTCGGTCCAGTTGGTCCAGTAGGTCCTTTTGGAATTTCAAAACTGATTGTTTGATTAGGGGCATCTCCTGTAATAATCACTTGAAGAGGGTCTTCTGGCTCTACTGAGTCCACAGTTCCAACAGTTAGATTATTTGCAGCACCTGTTGGCCCGGTAGGTCCTGTAACAAAGCTATCTGCACCAGTCGGACCAGTTGGCCCTGTTGGTCCAGTAGGTCCTGTAACAAAGCTGTCTGCACCAGTCGGACCAGTTGGCCCTGTTGGTCCAGTAGGTCCTGTAACAAAGCTGGCTGCTCCAGTCGGACCAGTTGGCCCTGTTGGTCCAGTAGGTCCTGTCGGTCCAGTTACGGTGCTATCTGCACCAGTTGGGCCAGTAACAGAAGGCCCAGTCGGACCTGTAGGTCCTGTTGGTCCAGTAGGGCCAGTAGAGCCAGTAATAGTTCCGCTTGACTCTATCCAATAGCTGTCGTAGTAAACAAGTAGCTGTCCAGAGTCAGAGTCATACCAAACATCCCCCTCTACCGCTCCAGACGGAGGTGTGCTGGAAACTATAAAGTTACCGTCAGCACCAGTTGGTCCAGTCGGGCCAGTAGAACCTGTAAAACCTACACCGCCAGTAGGCCCAGTAGGTCCTTGTGGACCAACAATCACTCCAACGTTGTCCCACTCGGTTTGGTTCCAAACGTACAACGAGCCATCTTCAAGCACAATGTAGGCATCGCCATCTTGACCAGACTCTGGCAATAAATCTATTAAAGCAACTGTACCTTTTAGGGTTACAGATGTTCCTTTTTCACCAGCAGGACCAGTGGGACCAACCAAAGTTTGGCCTAGTAGTTCCCAAACAGTGCCAGTCCAAATCCAAGAGCGTCCAGCAGCAGAAAATCTTTGATTTGTCTGCGGGCTATCTGGGAAATTTATAGTAGTCATTTTAACTCGTTAAGCCTGAGCCTCTGTCCAAGAAAGTCTTCCTAAAACTTCAGCACTGGCAGTAGCGTTTAAGTTTTGAACTCTAATTGTTAAAACGTCTGGCCCATCTGGATAAATTCCAGACGAAGAAACGGAGCCACCCCCACCTAGTATTGCGTTTCCTAAATCACGAACTCTATCTAAATCAATTGAAGTGGTTCCAGAAAACAAGAATCCAGCTGTAACTTCTCCACCGGAAACAGTAATATTTTGACCAGAATAATCAGCAATCTGAGCTAAAGATGAGTTAACAACTCCAGTAGCATTTTTTACTGCGTTAGTCCAACTAACTGCTCCGCTGGGTCTGCCGTTAAGAATTGCTGTAACCAAAAAGTTAGAGTTTGCGGTTCTAGTTGAAACGTCTAAGCTTCTAAGAATTAGCTGAAGTCTATTTGTTAGCTCCCTAGTTCCAAAGTTTCCTGGAGTACCGTTATCTACAGAAGGTGCCACTCTAATAGAAAATAAAGACCTAGAGCTTGCAGCTGGAATTGTTGTAAAAGTGTCTTGTCCAAAGGTAAACACCAAAGATTTATCATCATCAAAGCGACCATCCATAATAACAGACGTTCCCCAGTGGGAAATAGAGGCAGAAAAAGTAGGAAATGCTTGCTCTACTGAAGTTGGAGAAGTTGTCTCTAATAAAAATTGTTTTCCACCACCCGTGCTCATGGGTGCAAAAATTACACCAGCTGGATTCAAGGTGCTAGAGGCATTATTAAGTGTTATTTGGGTGCCAACAATTGATGAAATGTAGGTGCCATCTGGGAAAGAAGAGCTAATTAACCTTTGCCCAACCTGTAATCCAGTAGTAGACGGCACAATACCAATATTGTTATTTGCAGCGATTGAAATATTGTAAGTAGCGCCATCTTGAGCCCTAATAACATTTGTAAAAGCAGTTGAAGTTTTGCTTAAGTAGTTTACATATTCGTATGTACTACCTTTTCTAACTAACAAAGTGCCAGTAGGAGAAAAGCCTTCTGTAGAAACTACGTTAATAGTTGTAGCCGTTGTTGTTATACCGCTAGTAGCTTTTGTAGCTGTAGAAAATGTATTTGACTCATAACGAGCTGGTAAGTTACCTGAGCGCATGTAGGCTTCAGCGTTTACGTTATTATTCAGTAGTTTGTGGCAGTACTTTACAGTTCCATCAAGTGCTCTAAATCCCCACCTAACAAATCCAGCTCCATACCAAGAGTAATCTATATAAAACATTTGCATCTTGGTTAAATCTACTTCGTAGCCAGACGGACCTGTCCCGTCCATTCGGTCTAGGTTCCACTCGCTTTGCTTAATTTTTAAGTCTTCTGTTTTTGAAATAACAGCAAAGCTCACTGCTGTTGTTCCTCTAAAAGATGGACTGATTGTCATAGAAGTATCGCTAGCAATGTCTTCAATTCTGTAAGACATTCCTCTAATTACTACAAAATCCCCCGGAGAGAACTGACGACTAAAAATAGTTGGAAAAGCTGGATTAGTTTGAGTAACTGTGTTAGAGTCAACACTTACTGAAACTCTTCCAGCGCCTTGATATGTAGAAGAGCGTCTAACTACATAAAGCTCTTGACCATCAAATTCAAAAAATAATCCATTTTGACTATCAAAAATTCCAACTTGATTTGCACAACCATACCAACTATCTGTAGTTACGTAGTAGTTTCCAGAACCAATGGTGCTGGCTGGTGTGGTAAATGCGTTGTATTGAAAAGTGTTGTAGCTAAGGATTCTAATAATTGCATAGTCTCCGTTATAACCTGCTTCATTTACTCCAAAGACTCTAACTACTGTACCTGGTGCTAGGTTGTGCTGTTCTTTTGTCTGTACAGTTACTACTGTTCCATCAGAGGTTATAGATTCAATTGGAAGGTTAGGCTTTAGAACAGTTCCAGAAGACATTTGCATGCCTTTACCTGATTGATACCTAAAATATCTTCTAGTTTGTCTAATTGCTTGATGGTTATTAGAAAGAGCATTAGCACTAAAAAGTGTCCCTCCATCAAATGGCCTGTGCAAAAACTGTGCTTGAGGCCTAGTAAACAAAACTGGGGTGCCTCCCAATGTGCCAGTTGGGGCTAGTGAAGCGTAGTAAATAAAGTCGGTGTTGTTAATAACAGTCGCAACGGAAAAAGCTCCGTTTGGAGCATTAGTAGAAGCGGTAAATCCTCTAACAGAAATTTCATTTCCTATAGAAAGCCCGTGGGGTACTGTTGTTCTTACTGTGATTGCGGTTCCGCTATAGCTAAAGTTTGTTAAAGTTCCACCAATTTGGGCGCTTGAGTATGTATTTCCCACATATAAAATTGTTTTGTTTGCGTCAAAAATTGAAGTAATACTTGAGTCAACATTTAGGGCTCTAGCTGTGTAAGTAAAAGTAGTAGTAGTCGGAACTGATGTAATAATAAAATTACCGTTTGCAGTAAATAGATAAGTGTCTTGTACTGAAATAGCAGTTCCTACTGTTAGTCCATGAGCTATGCTAGTAGTCACTGTCACTGTTTTAGAGTTTGCTGGAAAATTTATTCCAGTAATGTTTGGAATAGAAGTAGGTGACGCAAACACAAAAGGCCTGTTGTTTAGTAGTGCTAGATTTTCCCACTTGGAAATCTGAAGGCCGTACTCGAAGTCTGTATCGATAAGAGCTTGAGGAGAGGCTACGCGTAGCTTATTTACTGGGTCCAGTAGCTCTTCAGACGGTACAAAATTCTGGTCAAAATTGGATAAAAACTGCGACATTAGGTAACCTTCCAGCCGTAAGTTGTATTTATGTATGTTAAGACTACTGAGGCCCCAGGAACGTTAAGAACTAGTGGGCTATTCAATTGTCCTTCTATTCTAATTGTATCAGCATTTAAAGTGACTGGGTAAACTCCAAACAGTCTAGGGACATCAATTATTGTTACAGAATCTCCAGGGGTGGGATTTTGTGGTAAACTTACTATAAAAGGACCATTTGTACTGTCAGCAAATAAGTTTTCACTTGGAAACAAAAGTATGTCTTCAGTTGCGTATCTCCAAGCACTGGTAGCTACTCCTCCAGCAACTCCCACCCAATAAGAATCATAGTAAATATAAGTAGTTCCTGTTAGGGAGTTAAACCAAATGTCGCCTATTTGTGGCGATGCTGGAGCGGTTGCAGAAACGGTGTAAGTTCCTTCAGCACCTGTAGGTCCAGTTGGTCCTGTGGCCCCTGTTAGGCCTATTGGTCCTGTTGGTCCAGTCGAACCAAACTGGGCAGCAATACCTTGAGCACCACGGGGACCAGTCGGTCCCGTTGCACCAGTTAAACCTGCTGAACCAGTTGGGCCAGCTACATGTGAAGATGATTCAATCCAAAAACCGTCATAGTAGAAATAGTTTCTTGTATTGTTTGTGTTATACCAAGTGTCTCCCTCTACTGGAGATGATGGAGCAGTTGGTGATACTGTAAATAAACCTTTTGCACCCGTTGGTCCAGTTGCGCCCGTTGCTCCAGTTAAACCTGTGGCTCCAGTTGGTCCCGTAGAACCTGTAGGCCCTCTAGATGGTCCAGTTGGACCGATTGGCCCAGTTGGACCTTCCACACCTTGAATTCCTTGAGGACCTGGAGGGCCAGCCACTGTAGGAGTAGAGTCCCAAGAAAGACCAGTCCAAACCCACTGGCGTCCAGAGCCAGTAAATGTCTGGCCAAGTGTGGGGGAGTCAGGAAAGTTTAATTCAGTCATTTCTCTCCTACTGGTCTGCTGTCAAAGTACTAGGGAAGGCTCTGCCGTAGCCCCAAATAATTCTTACTGCGCCTTGCCCACCTGGGGTAGCGTTTGTGGAAGTTGAAGTATCTGTACCTCTACCTCCACCTCCATAAAGTCCACCAGAAGTAGTTGTTCCAGCTGTTCCACCAGCACCAGAAGTAGAGCCTCCTCCACCTGGACCTCCAGAACTTCCAGCAGTTCCGTTGCTTATTTGTCCAAAAATTCCAACTCCACCACCAGAACCAGCGACACCAGAAGAACCAGCTCCACCACCTCCACCACCAGCACCACCAGCACCAGCAGTTCCAACTACGGCTCCTACTCCACCGTTACCACCGTTTCCAGCGTAACCTCCAGCACCTCCTCCACCAGAAGTGTTAGTAGTGGTTGTTGCGGTTTGAGCACGTCCGCCATTTCCACCACCAATATCTCCAGCGATGGTTGAGCTAGTTCCGTTCTGAAGGTTTGGAGTGTTAGTTGCTCTACCACCTCCACCACCAGCGGCTAAAACTAAAGTTGTTCCACCCCTTGCAACTGAAGAGGGCCCACCGTTTCCACCAGTAGCTGTTCCGATTATTCCAGCTCCTCCAACATTTACTGTTAAAGTCTCACCTGGGGTTACAAAAACATTATTGATGTATCGTAAGTCTCCACCAGCTCCACCAGAGCCTCCAGAAGTGCTGTAGACACCGCCACCTCCGCCACCAACACAAACAATAGAGACAAACTCAACGCCCTCAGGTACTGTAAAAGATAGTCCAGTTCCAACGGTAGTAAAAGCTTGCTGGCTAGCAACAGTTAGATTTCTATTTCTACCGAAGGCCTGTCCGCTAAATTGTCCTGTTAATGGCATTAGCTACCTACCTTTAAGCGAATCTGGTACGAGAAGCAAAGATTGTATATGATGAGCCAGTAGGCGAAGCTGAATGTGCAGTCTTTACTATAGTAAACAAATATGAATCTACGCTACTGGCGTTCCCTGAGCTTGGAATTGCTCCTAGTTGCCACTCGATTAAAACTGTAGCTCCTGAATCTATAGTCAAAGCTCCTACCCAAGATGCGCTTGCTCCAGTAGTTAACAAAAGTCCTAAAGTAATAGAATCTCCCACGGCTGGCAACATATCATTAAGAGGGGTCCCAGTGTTTCCTCTAAAGTTTAGTGGGAAAGAAGCAGCAGAGCTTGAAGCAACGGTGTAATAAGCTACAGAGCCTGGAACAGCATCAAATTGTACGGCACTTGCCCCTGTAGTGGGTGTGCTAACTACTACTTGAAACTTTTCTCTAGGAGCTGTAAGCGTTTTACCAGTTAAAGTCTGAGTATCAGTGAGAGTTGCTGTTACAGCTGTGTTTACTGTGATGGCATTTGTAGTAATAGAAAGTCCATTACCGACGTTGGCAGTTACAGCTCCACCGTCTAAAACTAAACCGCTAGTTGCGTTAACTGTTAAAGCGTTTCCTGTAATTGCTATTCCGCTACCAGCGTTAATAGTTACTTGACCTTCTACAAACTTAAGTGGGTCAGCAATAAATGCAACTAAGTTATTTCCAGAAGTAGTTAGTCCCGAACCAAGATTAATTGAAATTTGCTCAGATGTTGAGTTGTAAGTAATAGGAGCGACCCCAGTAATTGAGGCAGCTGAACCAGTTGGTCCTGTGGGACCTGTAGCACCAATTAGGGTACCAAAAGCTTCCCAAGCATAACCGTTCCACTTCCAAGTGCGGTCACCAGACGTAAAAAGTTCATTTTCTGTAGGAACGTCTGGAAAGTCTATAGCTGGCATAATTATCTTTCTTAGGGTTAACTTTCTATTATTTTACCACAGCGGTAAAACTCTAATGTCTTAGTTACTCAGCTGGGGGGCTAAAAACATTGCCATCCCATGTATAGCCGATACTTGCTGGTCCTGTAGCTTCAGTTACCTCAACTACGTCTCCGACAACGGATTTTACATCTTCAATGTTGTCTCCAGCCACTGTGTTAGAGACTACTCCGCCTTCTAGCGGTACTACTGCATAAACTGCCATTTCACTCCTTAATTATTACTTAATTCTACCAATAAAGTAGTACACAACCGCCTCCACCAGTACCACCAGTGGCACCATTAGCGCCTCCGTTAGCGCGAGCTCCGCCTCCGCCACCACCTAAACCTCCTGCACCACCGGATACTCCATCAGTTGATGTTGTCTGAGAACCATTGCCACCCGCAGCAAGTAATCCCCCACCGCCACCGCCTGAGCACCATTTAGCAGTGTTAGCGGTAGTTGCCACCGCCCCACCAGCTCCACCAGCGAAAACACCATTTCCCCCAGCGCCACCAGTAGCGGAAGCATCATTAAGTGTTGAGGGAATGTTAGCTGCTCCACCGCCTCCACCAACTAATCCACTTCCTCCAGCACCACCAGTAGCTCCGCTGCTGCCTCCGCTAGTAGTGTGAGCACTTCCACCACCACCACCTGAGGTTCCAGAACTCCCCGCAGTTCCAACAGCTTCTCCAACTACCGATTGGCCATTCCCGCCAGCGCCACCAATTGAGTACATTATTGTGCTTCCAGCACCACCAGCGTTATTAACAGTTGTAGTAGTAGTAGTCCCCCCGCCAGAACCTCCAGAACCAAAAGTTCCAGCAACACCTACAGAGTTTGTAACTCCACCAGCACCACCAGCAGCAAAAAGATTAGAGTAGTAAGTTGTTCCCCCAACGGCACCTGGTACTCCACCAGCGCCAATTATTGCCGAAGTAACTGCGGGAACCCAACCACATACGAGTGCCCCACCTCCTCCTCCACTAGCGAATTGAGTACTGGTTCCGCCGCTACCACCGCCACCGCCACCGACAACAATGGCAAAAACTTGAGTAATTCCAGCGTCTAAAGTGACTCCCCCTGTTGACGTAATAGTTTGCCTAAGTAATAGCCCTTTTGGTACTAAATGATTTACAGCCATATTTTCCTACCAATAAAGAAGAAGTGCGCCTACTCCGCCAGCTCCACCAGCAACAGAAACTACAGAGCCTCCACCGCCTCCGCCACCAATACCGCCAGCTCCTCCAGCAGTAGCAACAGCGGTTGTGTTAGAAGCTCCGTTTGAGCCAGCACCCAATACTCCTCCACCGCCGCCACCACTAGTATATTTGGCTAAGTTTGTTCCAGAAGCTGTGCCACCAGTTCCTCCAGCAAAAATTCCAGCTCCTCCAGCACCTCCAGCCATGCTTCCGTCATAAGAAGTAGAAGTATTAACACCAGAACCTCCACCACCACCAGCCATTCCAGCTCCGCCACTTCCACCGCTAAGAGTTCCAGTTCCTGTTGAAGTTCCAGTAATAGCTCCTCCACCTCCACCAGAAGAAGCTGTTCCACCAACAGTTCCAGAAACTGTTGCGGTAGACGAAGAAGTTAGACCAATTCCTCCAGCCCCACCAAGCTGATAAGCAAGAGTAGAAGCTGCACCACCAGCAGTTGCGGCTCCAGCGTTAAGAGCCCCACCGCCAGCTCCAGAACCATTAGTTCCAGCCACTCCAGCTACAGTTAGAGCACCTCCTCCGCCACCTCCAGCAGCAAGAAGATTAGAGTAGAAAGTTGTTCCACCAGTTCCTCCAATTGCACCACCAGCTCCAACTCCACCAGCTCCGATAACTACAGAAGAAGTTGCTAATACCCATCCAGAGATTGCAGCTCCAGCTCCACCGCCTCCACCAGCAGCTGAAGTACCAGTAGTTCCAGAACCGCCAGCTCCACCGCCTCCAACTAATAGAGCAAAAACAATTGGAGGTGCTCCAGTTAAATCAACAGCTCCAGTTGTAGTAATGCTTCTTTGAAGAGTTACGTTAGGTGGCAACGAGCCTGTAGCCCCAGCTACTGAAAATGTCCAGTTATCAAATGTTCCAGAACCACCAATTAAATCTACGTTTACAGTGATTGAAGTATCTGTAACTACGGCGGTAATTAATCCTTCTTCAAAGTTTGAAGGAGAAGCAGTGCTTGCAACACGGACTCTAGTTCCTACGGTAAATGCCCCTGTTGAAGACACTGAAAAGACGGTAGAACCAGTGCCTATAGCTGTGCTAGTTGTAGAGGTAACCCCTAAATAGCCAAGACCAGTAGGACCAGCTGGGCCAGTTGCACCTGTTGGGCCTGAACTTCCTACAGACTCCCAAATAGAGCCATTCCACTTCCAAGTGCGCGAACCTACGGTGTAGGTATCGTTTAGTGCTGGGGAATTGGGAAAATCAATGGGCATGTGGCTATTTTACCTTATCTAGAAGTACTTGAGTAGTTTATATCTTTGCTATAGTCCAAATCTAGCTCTAGTTGCATTAAAGTTCTGAGTTAATTCTGCATCAGTCAAAACACGGTTATAGGCATAAAAAGCTGCTATATCGCCCCAAGGCTGCTGAGGAGCTAATCTATCCAATCCACCCAGCGTACCAAAACCAGTGTTATTGTATTGAGACCCAGTGGTTGTAATGGTTGCACGACTAATTTCAGGGGTATCGTTATAACTCATTCGATAGTACGGTGAAGAAGTGTCAAATCTCCAATACATGCAAATCCAATCTGATGTACCGTAATTTGGCAAGCTAGTTTGTAAGTACCCGCTAGCGTTAAACCCCTGTGGGGTATTAAGACCAGAGTTGTTGTACATACCAATGTGCCAACCACCCAGCGAAACAATTACGTGGTGATTTGTGGTTCCAGCGGTTGCTCTTGTGAGAGTTCTCCATTCCGCACTAGAGTCTCTAATTCTTGTCCACACCATGTAAGTCACGGTGTTACCTAGGGTAATGTCAGGCTCTCTGTATGCTAAGCCAAAACTTCCATTAAAGTCCATGTACTTAGGTCCAGAAGATTTGAACGCTGATGCATTGGTAAGAGTAAAGTTATTTCCAGCGCCACTTAGGTCTGTCCAAGTAGTGCCAGTCCCTGAGTAAGAAGCGACATCTCCAGCGTCTAGTCTCAAGACAAGTCCAGAAGTAACAAGAACCGCTGGGGTTCCAGCCAGCATTGATTTATATGAACGGTTATCACTAATCTCGGAGCGGAGCATGGACTTAATCATTTATTTTTTCCTTAAGCCTTTAGTGCAGCAATCTCTTCAGCCGTAAGACCAAGAGCCTCTAGCTTAGATACAGCACTAGCTTGAGCCTCAGCTTTAGCAGACTCTATAGCTAATAGTTCTGCTTTTTCTGCTTCGTAAGCTAAGAGGTCAATCTCCCGCTGTGCGATTTCCTCTGCTGTTAATGGTACAGTTGTGGATTCTCCTGTGGAGCAGTCCACTATTACTTTCATTGGAATTTCAGTCATTTTTCCTTCTTTCTTGTTAGCTTGCGGTTACGGTTCCGTCAGAGTTTTTTAGTATTCCATAAAGTGAAACCGTTGAGCCAATAGCGAAGTTTGACCCGCCTTGTATTGTCATTGAAATTGACGAGATTGCTTCAGTGTTAGACCAAAGTCCAGCGACAATTTCTTGGTATCCCTCAGTAGCGTTGTTCTCAATAACTCCATCTAGTGAAACAACTTTATTTCTGTCGGAAGTATAGTTTGGGATGTACACACTAACATTACTAAACGTATTTGCTGTAAAACCAGATGATGTAACAGCAGTAATACGTATTACAGGTTGTGTTGCTCTAGCTCCAGAAGATAAGGCTGACCCTGTCCCCTGTAAAAATTTGTCTGAGTAAGCAGCCACTGAAGACCCGTTAAATTGAAAGTTGATTTGGGAAGTTCCCGCCAAAGTTCCTCTTACTCCAGTTAAAATAAGCAAATCCGTAAAAGTTTGTGGAATAGAGGTAAGAGAGATAGTTTGCGCTGGTGCTACTAGAGTTCGTGTTTGTATTAACTTCATTGTCATTTTCTAGCTCACTATTCCGTATAGGGCAAAGGTTGAACCGACATCAAAACTGCCAACATTGGGATAAGCACGAACCGAAGTTATAGCACTTGTGCTAGGCCACCTTCCAGCGTTAGCGTCTACACCACCAGATGAGCTTGTTCTAGAAAGCAAAGTCTTATGTTTGTCTGTTGACGAGTAATCAAGTAGTTGAATAACTGCGTTGAAAGAGAAGTCAGTCATAATGTCACCATTACCATTGAGCCTCATTCCACCAGTTCCAGAATAAGTTGTGGAAGCTGTGGTGGTACCATTTGCCTGCATTCTTACGGCTGTATAAGTTGAATCAGTATCGCCATTCATTCTTACATAAAGCTCAGTCTGAGAAGTGCCGTCTGCGTTTATTATAAGAACCAAGTCACTATAAGTAGCAGGGATAGATGAAAAGGTCACAGAGCTTGATGCTACATCTAGTGTAATATTAGCAATTGGTATGTAAGTAGCGGTGGGCATTATTACCCCCTTATTCCGTAGAGTGAGAACCGACTTAAGTCTGTAAGAAATCCAGAAGGCACAGTTAGTGTGAGTGATGATACAGCTGTTGTTTGAGCGTATAGCCCGCTTCCAATTTGGACCGAGGGGGTAGAATCTGAAACACCAGATATAATTTTTACTGTTTTATTTTTTGTAGTACTTGAGTAATCTAAAATGTCAATTATTCCCGCCCCAAAAGAGTTTGCTGTTGCAGATACAGAAATAGCGTCGCTTAGTAAAAGAAAAGCTGAAGAGGCAGTACCAGATGGAGTAACAGCTACCGCAGTTCCGTTTCCCCACAGCCTGTGGGCCACATAAACTCCAGAACTAATGCCGTTCATTGTAAGGTTAATGTTGTCACTTCCTACTGTGTTCTTTCCTACATACCTAATTTGTAAATGTTTGTAATTTTGTGGAATAGAAGAAAAAGTAACAGTTGTTGACGACCCAGTCCCAAAAACAGTTTGAATAAGCTCAAAGTCACCGGTAGCAACAGGATTGCCAGATAGCATATTAGAGGTTTTACCATAACCTAATATGCCGCCTCTTGCAAATGAAAGTACGCCCATCGGCTAATTCCTTATGGTGTTATTTCTGAACCAAAGGCACTAAAAGTTAGGTTTACAGTTGAGGCTCTAACTGTAATGACATCTGTAGCAGCTAGGGTAATTCCAAGTGTGAGTGTTGTTGAATCTCCAGCACCAACAGTTACGTCATAAGCAATATAGTGCTGGTCAGCAAGCGCTGCTCCAGCTGGCCTAATTGCAATTCTGTAAGTAGAAGTAACTGCAGCTCTATTTGCAACAACAATTGTAGAAATCACACTTGAGGTTGCAGCAGGTACGGTGTAAAGGGTTGTATCAGTAGTTGCAGCTGTTGCTTGTTGTCCGAGGACTTTGTAAGTTGTAGGCATTTGTTATGCTCCCATCAATAGAAATGAACTAAAGTTTGCTTCGCCATCAGTACCTTGAACTCCAGTGCTTCCAACTAAGGAACCGTGTGACTCTACCCAGTATCCATCATAGTAGACTAACATCTGTCCTGTTTCAGAGTTATACCAAGCGTCACCTTCCACTGCGGAAGCTGGTGCGGTTGGTCCAGTAACAGTAAAGTTTCCTTCTGGACCAGTCGGTCCAGTTGGACCTGTCGCTCCAGTCGGTCCTTCAACTGTGCTATTCGCACCAGTCGGTCCAGTTGGTCCAGTAGGTCCAGTCTCTCCAATTGGCCCTGTTGGTCCAGTCTCTCCAATTGGTCCTGTTGGTCCAGTAGCTCCTGTTTCTCCAGTTGCACCAGTTGGTCCAGTAGCTCCTGTTTCTCCTTGAGGACCAGTCGGCCCAGTATCTCCAGTAAGACCTTGAGCACCTGTTGGTCCTTGAATTCCTTGCTCACCTTGAACACCTTGTGAGCCCTGAGGACCAGTTGGACCTGTAGCTCCTTGAGGACCAGTTGGACCTGTTTCTCCAGTTGCACCTGTAGGGCCAGTAGCTCCAGTCAGACCTGTAGCGCCTGTCGGTCCAGTTGGTCCCTGTGAACCAGTTGGTCCACTAGGCCCAGTGTCACCCTTTGAACCAGCGAGTTCTAGAACTGTAATTACTGGTCCATCAGTTTCACCGAAGTTATAACTTCCACCAGATACAGCTGAAACTGTCTTTAGTGAGTAGGTGTAGGTTCCAGCTGAAGGTGCATCAATTGTATTTAAAGCATAAGGAACGTTCTCAGAGACAGCCGAACTCTCTAAGTGGATAATTTGTCCAATAGGAGTGCTGTCTCGGAAAAGCTGTAGCTTAACCCAAGCTCCAGTTCCGCTGTTCTCACCGTCTCCAGTAACAATTACCTGTACAGGGAAGCTAGTTACTGCGAATGATGTGCTAACAATTGTTGTGTTATTAGCAGAAACTGATGTCTGTTTTGTTCCAAGAGTCTGAGCGTAAAGCATTGCAGTTGCTGTACCAGCAACACCCTGAGGTCCTTGAGGTCCAGTCGGTCCAGTAGCACCAGTAGGTCCAGTAACTGTGCTATCTGCACCAGTCGGTCCAGTAGGTCCAGTTGGTCCTGTATCTCCTACCGCACCTGTAGCTCCTGTAGGTCCTGTATCTCCTTGTACGCCCTGAATACCTTGAACACCTTGGATACCTTGTATACCTTGAGGTCCAGTTGCACCAGTAGGCCCAGTAGGTCCAGTCACAAAGGAGTCAGCTCCAGTTGGTCCAGTCTCGCCTTGTGCACCTGTAGGACCAGTAGGCCCTGTCACAAAGGAGTCAGCTCCAGTTGGTCCTGTAGGTCCTGTTGGTCCAGTTACACCTTGCGAACCTGTGGGTCCTGTGCTACCAGTTGGTCCTTGTTGTAATACAAAATTAATTTCTTGAGCTGGAGAGCTTCCAGTAATAGTTACAGAAGCTGGGTTGTCTGGCCCAGTCGAAACAACTGTTCCAAGACTTAGTACGTTACTTGCACCAGTTGGTCCAGTTGGACCTGTCGCTCCAGTCGGTCCTGTAACAAAGCTGTCTGCACCTGTTGGTCCTGTAGGTCCTGTCGGTCCTGTGTCTCCAATATCACCAGTTCTAGCAAAAGTTAGATAAAAGATTTCAGTGTCTGCTGGTGTAAATGCATTTCCAGACAAATAAGAAACTGGAACGTTAAAGTGGCCACTATCTTCTACGTGGTTTCCAGTAATGCTGTAAAAAGCAAACTCATTAACGTCTGTCTTTTTACTTACTTTTAGAGTTCCCTTAATTTGAGAAGTTGAGTCATCGATAGTTTGTAAAAAGCTAACTATGTTTACATCGTTGTTATCTACGTATGAAATGTAGATAGTGTTAGCTAAAGTCGGGTCTGAGTTACTTAAACTAAATATTCCATCTACTGGAACAGTCGGGTCAGCAGTTGAATCATCAAACTCAAACTCAAATGTTGCTCCACCAAATCCACCAGTAGCTCCTGTAGCACCAGTAGGCCCAGTTTCACCTTGAATTCCTTGAGCACCTGTAGGTCCTGTTGGTCCAGTAGGTCCAGTTACACCTTGTGCACCTGTTGGTCCAGTAACTTGAGACGCTGCACCAGTAGCTCCAGTTGGTCCAGTTGGTCCAGCTATATTTGTAGTTGATTCTACCCAAAAACCGTCGTAGTAAACGTAGTTTCTACCGTCAGTGGCGTCAAACCATACGTCACCTTCTAGTGGCGATGCTGGAGCGGTTGCAGAAGTAAAGTATCTACCGAAAGGTCCAGTTGCTCCTGTTGGTCCTGTCGGTCCAGTTGGTCCCGTGCTACCTGTTGGACCTTGAATCTGGCCAACGTTGTCCCATTCGCTTCCAGTCCAAACATACAAATCACCATCAGCTTCAACAATGTAAGCATCGTTTTGATTATTTGGTCCCGTAGGTAGCAAGCTAGTTGTGGCAACTGCCCCAACAAAATTAATGTTTAGTCCCTGTGGTCCTGTGTCACCAGTAGCTCCAGTTGGTCCAGTCGGCCCAGTTACAGTGCTGGCTGCTCCTGTTGCCCCAGTCGGACCTGTTGCACCCTGCGCACCAGTGGGTCCAGCAATGTTTGGAGAAGCTTCAACCCAAAAACCGTCATAGTAAATAAACATACGACTAGTTGTTGTATCAAACCAAGCGTCTCCTTCTGATGGTGAAGCAGGAGTAGTTGCGCTTGCAAAATAGACACCCTGCGCACCAGTAGGACCAGTAGCTCCAGTAGGTCCTTGCGCACCAGTAGCTCCTTGTGAACCTGTAGGTCCTGTCGCACCAGTCTGTCCGTTGGTTCCAGAAGCACCTGTAGGTCCCGTTGCACCTGTGGCACCAGTTAAACCTGTGGCACCAGTTGGTCCCGCAATGTTTGGAGTTGGCTCAATCCAAAAACCGTCATAGTAAACATAAAGTTTTCCATTAGTTGTATCTAACCAAGCATCTCCAAGCACTGGCCCTGTTGGGGCTGTTGGTGATGTTAAGTATCTACCATTTGCACCAGTTGGCCCCTGTTGTAATACAAAATTAAGAGTTTGCTCTGGTGCAGTTCCAGTTATATTTACTGTTGGCTGATTAGCTGGGCCAGTAGAAGATACGGTACCTATACTTAGAACGGTGGCTGGTCCTGTATCTCCCTGTGGGAGAACAAAGTCTAGAGTTTGATTTGGAGCTACACCAGTTATAAATACTTCAGCATCCCCGCCTGGAAAAGTTGTACTTACTTCACCTATTTCTAGAACCGTAGATGCACCAGTCGGTCCAGCTGGAATTGTTAAGTTAAGAGTTTGATTTGGGGTGCTACCAGTTACTGAAGCTAAAGCAGTGCCACCCGGCACACCAGTTGTGACAGTTCCAATACTTAAAACGTTACCTGGACCAGTTGGGCCAGTAGGTCCTTGTTTTAATACAAAATCTAAAACGTTATTTTCTACAGTTACAGTTGGCTCGTTGTTTGGTCCAGTAGAAGACACTGTTCCAATTTCCATTTGAGCTGTTGCTCCAGTTGCACCTGTCGGTCCAGTTGCACCTTGGTAGTTTGGTAGCATTTCAATCCAGTAGCTGTCAAAGTATATGTAAGCTTTACCAGTTGAAGTTTTAAACCAAACTTCTCCTTGAGCAGGGTTGCTTGGTTCTACTTCTGTTGTATTAAATAAACCTTCTGCACCAGTTGAACCAGTTGGACCTTGCGCACCTGTAGGTCCTGTTGGTCCAGTAATGCTTAAACCTTGAGCACCAGTTGCACCTGTTGCTCCCTGAGAGCCCGTTGGCCCCTGTGCACCAGTTGGGCCTGTAGCACCCTGCTCACCAGTGGCTCCTGTAGAACCAGCCGTACCTGAATTACCTTGAATACCTTGTGCACCCTGTGGGCCTGTTGCACCCTGCGGTCCAGTTGGACCGGTAGCTCCATCAAGTCCACTACTACCAGTTGCACCTTGTGGTCCTGTCACACCTTGCGGTCCCGTTGCACCAGTTAAACCTGCTGAACCAGTTGGGCCCGTAGCACCAGTTTCACCTTGTAAACCAGTAGCACCAGTTGGTCCTTGCGGTCCAGTAGCACCAGTAGCACCAGTCTCACCAGTTGCACCAGTAGCACCCGCAGCTCCAGTAGGGCCAGTGGCACCAACTACACCTTGCGGTCCAGTAGCACCAGTAGCACCAGTCTCACCAGTTGCACCAGTTGCACCAGTAGCACCAGTCTCACCAGTTGCACCAGTTGGACCTTGCGCTCCAGTGGCACCAGTTGCACCCGTTGCACCAGTTGCACCAGCGGTACCTTGTGCGCCTGTTGCACCAGTAGCACCTGTTGGACCTTGAGGACCAGTAACACCTTGAGGGCCAGTAGAGCCTTGCTCACCTGGAGGGCCAACAATTTGACCAACGTCAGTCCAAGACGTTCCATTCCATACAAAAAGATTTCCAGAATCTTCAACTATGTATGCATCATTTAAATCTGAACTTCCTGGAAGTGAAGCTTCGTTTGCAACTGAACCTACAAAATTTATAGAAGTTCCCTGAGAACCTGTCGCACCTTGAGAACCAGTTGGGCCAGTTGGTCCCTGCGTACCAGTTGGCCCAATTAAACCCTGCGCACCAGTCGGCCCAGTCGGTCCCTGTGCACCAGTAGCACCCTGCGCACCAGTAGCACCAACTTCACCTTGTGCACCAGTAGCACCTTGTGCACCAGTTGGACCGCTGGGACCCTGTGCACCAGTTGCTCCTGTCGCACCAGTTGCACCATCAATACCGTCTGCACCATCGGCACCATCGGCACCAGTCGGCCCAGTCGGTCCCTGTGCACCAGTTGCACCAGTAACACCTTGTGCACCAGTAGCACCTTGTGCACCAGTAGCACCAGTTGCGCCCGTCGGTCCTGTAGAGCCTTGTGCTCCTGTAGCACCTTGCAATCCTTGTGAGCCAGTCGCTCCTGTTAATCCTGTTTCACCTGTAGCACCAGTTGGGCCTGTAGCACCCTGCGCACCAGTTGCTCCTTGGTTTCCAGCAATACCTTGTGCACCTTGAGTACCAGTTGGTCCTTGAGCACCAGTTGGTCCGATAGGACCTTGTGCACCAGTTGCTCCTGTCGCACCAGCTACACCCTGTGAACCTGCTAGACCTTGAGGCCCTGTGTCACCTTGTGCCCCAGTTGGACCTTGCGCTCCAGTGGCACCAGTTGCACCAGTTAGTCCAGTTGAGCCCGTAGCACCTTGAAGACCAGTTTCTCCTGTGGCACCAGTCGGACCTTGAGCACCTGTAGGCCCTGTTGCGCCTTGCGCACCTGTTGCACCAGTTGCACCAACAGCTCCTGTTGGTCCTGTAACTGTTGAGTCAGCTCCAGTAGCACCAGTTGGGCCTGTAGCACCCTGCGCACCTGTAGCACCTGTTACACCAGTTGGGCCTGTTGGACCTCCAGCGGCTCCAGCTGGTCCAGTTGGACCCTGTGGACCTTGAGGCCCACCATAAGCAATTTCAATATTGTTACCAGATTTATCAATCTGAACAATATTTGGCTTGTCTTCGTATTCGACACCCATTACCTAGTTACCTCAGGTCTAACTACAAAATTTCCTTGAATAATTCTGTGCACCACTCCTGATACGGGGGCAATAATTTCTAAGTCGTAAACATACTTATCTGGAAGGACATTTGCCATGTCTTGAGCACTTACTGTCATAGTAATATTGCCAGATGCGCCTGTAATCACAATTCTGCTGTTTTCGGTGGTAAGTTCTAGTATAGTAGTTGGTGCTTCTACTGTAGTTCTGACGTGCATTCTGGCGGTGTAGCCAGTTATATTGATGACTTTTTTAGCAGAGTCTTTCCAAGTAATAGAGCGCGAAAAAGTAGCACCTTGGTCGGCTGTTATGTTGTAAAGTCCAGCTGGTGGGCAGCAGCTCATTTTTGTCCTCGCTCTATAAGAGGTTACAGATGCTACTATTTTACCTTAAAATTAGCTGTCTAATCTTTGCCAGTAGCTCCTAAAAGCCTTTCAGTCTCGTCTGTAACGCTTGTAGCTATCATTACTAGTTTATTGAAATGCTTCTTCCAGTGGTGAAGGCAAAAGAGTAGGTCTCCAGACTCCAATTTGACATGTACGTATGCCTGTGCTTGACAGGCATCGCAGCGGTCATTAGCAGTTAGTAGATAGTCGGTATCCGCTACTTCTGGCTTCATGTTTAAATTATAGGCGTGATAGACTGACTTGATATGATTAAGCATCCCTACAAAGACATTAGGGACTCTGTTACTGACGTTCTTAAGCCTTTAATATCTAAATCTGACAAGTACAACTTAGGCCACACTAGGCGTCACGCCAGAACTTTAGAAACTTTGCTTGATGCTGGTATTAAAGGTAAAGTCTTAGAGCTAGGCACTAGCTCAGTTATACCTTTATCTTTAAATTCCTTAGTTCCTGACTTAGAGCTAACGGTTACAGATTTTGACACCTCTAAGACTAAAGTAAGCAAAATGACTATAGGTGGTTCTTTAGAGGTTGGTTGCTACTCAATTGATTTGGAAAGTGAACCAATTCCAGCCGAAGACGGCACTTTTGACTTTGTGATTTGTTCTGAGGTAGTTGAGCACTTAGATGTTGACCCTATGTACATGATGTCGGAAATAAATAGAGTTTTAAAGCTCGATGGAACTTTAGTTTTAACTACCCCTAATTCTTGTAGCAGTCTCTCTATTTGGAAAATTCTTAGGGGTTATGAGCCTTACTTTTACATGCAGTACCAAAAAGACAGAAGCCCCTACAGACATAATTATGAATACAGTCCTAGGTCTTTAATTGCCCTTTTAAATGCTTCAGGTTTTTCGGGAAAAGTTTGGACTGAGGATAATTTTGAAGATGGGTCTTATGACGACATAGCAAAATTAAGACAGATAGGGTATTCTCTTGACAGTAACTTAATTGGGGATAACATTTTTTCTGTAAGTAAAAAAATTTCTTCTGTAAAAGATAGATACCCTAGGCCAATATATGACTCGTAAAAGTTTAAAACTAAAATATGATTACCCAACCGTAGAAAGGTTGGGGGGGAAAATTTTAAGATTAAGAAGACTTGTTGAGCCAAAAAATAAGTATTGGTCAGCTTTCAATCCTTCTATAGGGCACTCTCCTAAGCTCGGCTACGCTATGACCATTAGGTCTAGTAACTATATAATCAATCTAAATACGGGAAGCTTAGATTTAACCGAAGGTCACGATGTCTGTAATAAAGTTTGGTTCTGTGAGCTAGACGATAATCTTAATTTAATAAATTTAAGGCAGATAAAATTTCAAGCCCCCTTTAGTTTAAAAAGAGGCATAGAAGATGCAAAACTTTTTTGGAGAGATGATTCTTGGTGGTTTACGGGAGTAATGCTAGAAAAGGTTCATACTGAAGTAGCCAGAATGTCTTTATTTAAATATGACCACCAGCTAAATGTGGCCACATTTATAGAAAAATTTAATGGTCCAGACTGCACAAAGCCAGAGAAAAACTGGATGCTACCCTATGATAAAAACCCTAACTTTGATTTTATCTACGGCCCCACCTCAATTGTAAAAAATTCAGTTTTTATTGCTCAAGTTAACCGTAATCCAGAAATTTCAAAAGTGAGAGGGAATACCAATCTTTTAGATTTAAAAAATGGATATCTTGCATTAGTTCACTCTCTTTATACAAAAAACGTTGTTTGGAAGAACCCAAAAACTTTTTCTAAGCAAGATGGACTACAAAAATTTTATACTCATCAGTTTGCAAAATTTAATTACAATGGTGAGCTTACGCACATAAGCCCTGAGTTTCAATTTGAGCACAATGGCATTGAGTTTGCTGCTGGTATAGTAGAAAAAGGTGATGACTTTATAGTGTCTTACGGTAAAGACGACTTGTCATCTCACTTGGCAATTATTTCTAAAAACACGGTTTTAAGCTCTCTTAAAGAATTAAAAATTAGGTAACAGAATGTCACTAACTATAGAACAAATTGACACCGACTCTAAAGTAGTAGATGAGGGTTCCTCAAGACAGTTTTCTCACTACGCTGAAAAAAATCAAGTGACTGAGGGATATGTTTTAGGTACTCCAGTTGTTGCTATTTGTGGCAAAATTTTTATACCTTCTAGAGACCCTCTTAAGTTTCCTATTTGCCCGATTTGCAAAAAAATAGCTGACTCGCTATTCTTAGAGCCCAATTAAAAATAGAAGTCTTTTGTTCGAGTTATACTTGAAACTCTTACTTCCCAGCACACACAGATAGGTGGCACAATTGTCTCTTTTTTCGTTTAAATTAAGCGAAGAGTTCGTTCAGTCTTATAAATCTAAGGAATCTCCTTTTGGTTATAAAGACGCTGGTGGCAACTCTGTCGGTGAGATTACTTTTTTACGGACTTACTCCAGACTTAAAGAAGACGGAACTAAGGAAACTTGGGTAGATGTTTGCGAGCGTGTAATTAACGGAATGTACTCTTTACAAAAAGATTACTGCAAAGCTAAAAGACTTCCTTGGAATGATGCCAAAGCCCAAGCTTCTGCTAAAGAAGCTTATGACAGACTTTTTGACCTGAAGTGGACGCCACCGGGCCGCGGGTTGTGGGTGATGGGTACTCAAATTGTAAACGAGCAGAAAAACTCTGCAGCACTTCAGAACTGTGCTTTTGTTTCTACCAATGAAATGACAAAGCTAAACCCTGGCAAGCCATTTGCTTTCTTGATGGAGGCATCTATGCTTGGAGTAGGAGTCGGCTTTGATGACAAGGGCGCTGACAAGGGTTTTGAAATTTATGAGCCTAAGGGCTTTAGTGAGTATGTAATTCCAGATACTCGCGAAGGTTGGATGGAGTCAACCGTTGCTCTTATTAACTCTTACCTAAAGCCAGAGCAAGCAACTTGGGAATTTAACTATGACCAAATTCGTCCTTATGGGGCCACTATTAAAACCTTTGGTGGTACAGCTTCTGGACCAGACCCGCTAATTAAGCTTCACAACCATATTAGAAGTATTTTTGTTGGGCGTGCTGGGCAGCAACTTACTCGTAAAGACATTGCAGACATCGGAAACATGATTGGTGTCTGTGTGGTTTCTGGAAACGTTCGACGTTCAGCTGAGCTTCTAATTGGTCGCATTGACGATGAGGAGTTCCTAAACCTAAAGAACGCAGAGCGGTTCCCTGAGAGGAACTCATACGACCCAGAGGCGCCAGGTTGGGCTTGGATGTCTAACAACTCTGTGGCTGTAGAAGTTGGTACTGACTTTGAGCCTATCGTTGACGGAATTGCCCGTAACGGTGAGCCAGGAGTTATCTGGATGGACGTTAGTAAAAAGTATGGTCGTCTAGCCGACGCACCTAACAACAAAGACTGGAGAATTGCTGGCTATAACCCTTGTGCTGAGCAGTCTTTGGAGTCTTACGAAATGTGTACTTTGGTTGAGACTTACCTAAACCGTCACGACTCTCTAGAAGACTACAAGCGCACTTTGAAGTTTGCTTATCTATACGGTAAAACAGTAACTCTACTTCCCACCCACTGGGAAGAGACCAACGCAATCATGCAAAGAAACTTGCGTATTGGAACTTCTATGTCTGGTATTGCTAATTTTGCTGATGCTAAAGGAATTCCAGTCTTAAAGTCTTGGATGGACGAGGGCTATGCAATTATTAAAAAGTATGACACTACTTATTCAGAATGGCTTGGTGTGCGTGAGTCAATTAAGACCACAACCGTAAAGCCATCAGGCACAGTTTCAATTCTTGCTGGAGAGTCTCCAGGTGTTCACTGGACTCCTGGTGGCGAGCACTTCCTAAGAGCAATTCGCTTTGGAAACAATGACCCAATGCTTCCACTATTTAAAATGGCAAACTACACGGTTGAGCCAGCTTCTGAGTCGCCAGACACTACTTCAGTAGTGTTCTTCCCGATTAAGTCTGGTGCTAAAAGAGCTGAAAAAGATGTCACAATCTTTGAAAAAATGGCACTTGCTGCAACTGCTCAGCGCTATTGGTCAGACAACTCTGTGTCTGTGACTATCTCTTTTGACCCAGAAAAAGAGGCTGAGCACATCGGCACCGTTCTCCACATGTACGACGGTCAGCTAAAAACGGTTAGCTTTTTGCCATCTGGAAACCATGTCTATCCTCAGATGCCCTACACGCAAATTACAGAAGAAGAGTACTTGAAAGCTACGGCGATTGATGCAATTGGGGAAGCTTACTGTACTACTGACTCGTGTGAAGTAAAGCTAATTTCAGAGAACCAAAGAAAGTAGGAGGAACTATGGATTGCAATTGTGGCGACTGCCAGTGCGGAACCAATAAGTAAGAAAAGCCACCCTTCGGGGTGGCATTTCTTTTGTATGATATAAATATGCCTACTTATGAGTATAAATGTGAAAAAAATTCAGAGCACAAGTACGTCGAAATTCGTGGAATTAACGACGAGCAAGTTAAAAAAACTTGCGGAGAAAGGGGTTGCAATGGTAAACTTCTTAGAGTGTTCAGTGCACCACCAGTGACTTTTAAGGGAACAGGTTTTCACTCAACGTCCATCTAAATTAAATAGAAAGAGTTGACTTGGCTCAGAAGTACGAAAGATTAGTTCCCGAATTTTTATTAACAGGTGAGACTCCAGCTTGCGCCGAGGTAGACCCTGACGCTTTTTTCCCAAAAGAAATAGAGTTAAACGGAGAACTTGTTCCTAGTTCTAAATACGAAAATGAGTCTGGTGCTAAAAAAGTTTGCTCTGATTGTACATATAAGTTGGAATGTTTACTTTTTGCTATAAAAACTAATCCAATTGGAATTTGGGGAGGCACTACAGAAGCTGAGCGTGCACAAATTCGTAGAGGCAGAGGCGCTAAGTTAAGAAAAAATTTAGGAATCACTCCAGTAATTAAAAAATAGGGTTCTCCATTTTAAGATAAAATAGAAATAGCCTGGGAGAGAGGCGACTTATAATCGCATCTAACCCTAGGGAGAATCCATGAAGATTTTCAAAGAAGTATCAAAAAGAACAATCGCTCTTATTATTCTTAAAATAAGTGCAACGTTGGCTGGTGGTAGCATCGCTGGAGTTGAGCTCTGGCAGGCAGCTATGCTTGCAGCCTTTATTGGAGTAATGGATGTGGCAGAAAGTTTGTCACGTTCTTACGTAGTAGATGGCAACCTGACAATGTCAGAAATTAATCGCTCTTTTGCTAGCTCGGCTGAGGCAGAGCTTGTTGACGATGGCCAGACTAAGTCAGCCGATGAGGAACTTGCGGAATCGCAGGAACTTTTAAACTCCTTTACTGAGGACTCAGAAGACGCTGTGGGTGCCGACTTTGACGATGATGAATATGAAGAAGACAATCGTTAAGTAAGTAAAAGCAACAGAAAACCCCCGCTGGGATGGCGGGGGTTTTTCTTTTAGCTATTATTTGCTAGACATTTTTGTTCTAGCCACTCCGTAGTAGAGGGGGTTAGAGGAGCTCAATCCTAATGCTTTTGCAAGCTTATTTAATGAGATTTTGTTGTCCTCATACTCGTGCCTCAGTGCTTCGTGATAGGCAGAAACTCCAGCCTGCTTTGCGCTCTTAATTCTCTCTGCAGCCTTTTGAATCTCTTCAGGGGTGGCTTTACTTCTAATTCTTGAGGCATTAGCTGGAACGCTATAGGTTGTTACTCTACGCCTAACTCCAGCATAAGTTACCTCTAAAGCTTTCGAGATTTTAAGCAGGCTTCCTCCCTGCTCGTAAAATTCCACTAATAGCTTTGTGTACTGTCTGCTGGCCTCATGTTGTGGGGATTCTGTTGCCCTAGAACCGTAGGCCTTTTTGGCTAAACCAAGCACTGGCTTAATTTTTGCCACATAGCTGTCTAGCAGTTTGTCTTCCATTTTTGTCCTTTCGTAGGTTGTAAATCTATTATACAGAAACTGCCTGTATTTGCAAATCTTTTATACAACTTGTTTATGCTATCACTAGATACAATAAAATGCAAACTTTATTTTTGACTAATATTTGCTAAAGTAGAAGCCTAAAGAAAGAATAAAAATGTCAGAAAATACCGCCCCTGAGGCCACCACCGCCTTTAAAGTCAGATGCGAAATTTTAGGCGAGCTTTGGCTGTCTTACAGAGAAGACGAAGAATACAAAGACTTTGTTGAATACAACGACTTGGGGTTGCCTTTAGCCTATGCGATAGCTGGAGGGATAGTAGAGTCTAGCCCGATGGCGGAAGGTTATATAAATGAAAGCTGGGAGATGCTTTTAACTGGTTTAGAAGTAGAAGACTCAGGTTTTGACTCTATTAATGAACTTTTAGAGCTTGACTAATAATTAGTCTTACTCTGTTATGGGTCCGCCCACAGCCCAAGCGTTGCAAGTTCTAGATGCGGCGCACTTAAAGTCCAAAGCTTCGCAGTATCCCAACTCCGCTTGGTCAATAGCGGAGTCTGCATCCTCTGCACTTGAGCCACCCTGCTCTATGCCACTAGAAATACATTCCAACATTTTAGGTGTCTTAACAAAGAAAACACAGTTGCCACAAACGCTTGTTTTAGCTTCTTCAGGTGATGTTTTCCAACGGTCTGCTTTATCTGCCCAGAACTCTTCATTTGGTTCTTTGGGATTTAAAGGTCCGTACCCGACGTTGTCAATGGCGTTCTGACGGTTTTCTAAGTTTAGTTGAATGTCTTGAGTTGCTGGTGGGCAGTCTTCTACGTTTAACGCTGCAACAAGAGAAGCCATTAGAGGACTAAGACTTGAAGCTTCACTGTGCCTTGGGTGCATTCTAGGCAACAAGTCATTATCAGTAGTGTACTTAGGGTTAGTTGGCTTTCCAGACTTGACCAACTTTAAGAAAGCATTTACACGAGCCATTGCCCAAGAGTTTCTATTTTGGTCTGGACGGTGAGAGGTTGAGAAAGCTCCAGCGCCTCTTCTGTAGACAGCTTTAAGCTTTGCAAGAGTTACCTTGCGTCCGTTAGGTGCCTTCTCGTTGTGGTCTTTAACTTTCTTTTCTAAAGCTTTGGTAATTGAGGCTGTGAACTCTACGCTCTTACCAGTTTTTGCTGAGCCCTTAGGGTTTTTGTCAGAGCCCTTGATTTGGTCTTTCTTTGGGGCTGGCTTTGAGCCAGCTGTAGCAGTAACTGCACCATCTGGCAAAACAGCAAACCTACAAAGTCCACCATCCTCTACTTCTGCTGTGATAATCTGACAGCCGTTAGGAGCGTTAAAAAATACGCAGTTTCCGCACTTTACGCCAATCTTGGCGTTATCTTCGTTTTCTGATGCTGGAGTGTAGCCTGCCCAAACACCAGTGTTGTCAGAGTTGAACTTTCCATACTTCTTAGTAATAAGTAGTAGGGCGTCTGCTAAAGCTTTTTCTTCTGGGATTAGGTTAGATTCCATAAGCTAATTTTACACTTATCAAGCTTTGGTGATTTAAATAGCTGTACGCCGTTGTGGTGTAAAGTATGAGCATAAGCCAAACAAAAAGGAACTAACAATGGAACTATGGTCATGGGGCCTGACTGCTATCGGAATAGCAGGCATCTTTGTTGTTGGTCAGAAAACCCCTTGGGGTTGGTGGGTACTGCTATTTAATGAATGTCTTTGGATTATCTACGCTATCCAGACTGAGCAGTACGGGTTTATAGTTGCTGCAATTGCTTACGCCATAGTTTACGTAAAGTCATACTTAAGCTGGAATTCAAAGGCTTAGTCCCTTAAACAGGCCGTATCAAGGCCTTCCATACAAAACTTTGTATAAATTTAAACTTAAGAGTATACGCAAATGTGTGTACAAAAGTAGTACATTATTATAGAACTTTTAAAGACACGCCTAGTAAACCGCATAACTTGACATTGTCGACGTCCTTAGATACCTTGTGCTTATGAATTCAAAAGACAAAATTAAAATAGCCCACATCCAAGAGAACCTTGAGGCAGTCATAGAAACCAACCTCCAAAGCATGGAGGTTGCTTCTTCTATACTCAAGCCGTTTGGAGATGGCAACTTAAAAGTAAACGAAACTAGGTTTGACCAAACTTTCTTTGGTAAGAGGTTTTCGTGGATGGGTGGAGTAGATGATTACTTAAAGCACCTACCTAAATTTGACCCCCACATAGACCCGCTAAATCCAAAGTCTATGGCAATTATGCTTAGGAACCCTATGGAAATTCTTTGCATGGATTGCTCCTCTGCGGTGGCTGAAGAGCAGGCTAATCAGTTTCCTGACAGCTGTGACAACTGTTTTAAGACTGGATTAGTTGATTTCCACGAAGTAGTAGTTGCAGCTGGTCCTTTCCTTATTGCTGGAAATGTTTGCGAGGATTGTGCCAAAAGGCAGAGTCTGACCTGACATTGACTATGTCAGTGGCTTGTTATACAATAGAATTCTAAGAAAGGAAAGCATGGCGTTCTTTGGATGGTGCATCACTAATCACCACTCCGACTGTATAGTCTCTTTTAGCGACAATACATGCAGTTGTGAATGCCATACTGGAAAACTTGAAATCGTCGACGGCCCTAAGGAGGAATCAAATGTCAAAGAAGAAGCTGAGAGAAGCGGAGAACATACTCCTGAACAAGGGGTGGACAGTTCAGACGGAAATGCAGATTAATGGCAGAAACGTGGTTCCGGGCACAGAGTTAAAGATTAAGGGCGCAAGGGGTAGATACCGCTTTATAAAACATGTCAAGACTGAGACCGCTGAGTGGATTGACGTTTGGGGTGGACCTAAGGGAGCTGAGAACTGGAGAAGCTATACCCTAGACATGGTTAAGACCGTACACGCCAAAAACTCCACCGTAGCTAACTTAGCTAAGGAGTATAAGCAAAAGCTTAAGGACAAGAAGTCGGAACTTGACTCCGTCGACGTCCCTAATGTAGAATAGACCAAAGTCACGTAAGGAGACAAAATGACAACAGATGATAAAGATTATTTGGTTGAGGAAGATTACGATTTGGAGCCTGAGCTGGAAAAGCTAAACGGCACCCCTCCTCTACCACCCTTAGCTTCGCCAGCTCCGCCGACGGCTCCTAAGTCATCGGCGTCGACGTTGGTATTGAAGCCAACAATTGAAGAAGAAAAGACAGAGCATAGGAGAGCTAGATTAAATCCAGACTCTATTCCTGTACTAGCAACTGCTGTTGTGCTGGTTGGTATCTTGATGGTCAGCTCTTTCGTTGTTTCTTTTAATGGTATTTATGATGTAAGTGCTTGGACTGGGTTGCCAGTGTTTTTGCAGTGGTTGCCAGCTTTGTTTATTGACGCTGCAATCTTGGCTTATACGATTGCGTTGGTTGTGTTTAAGGCTCGTGGTGAGTCGACAATTAGAACAGTGATTGCTCTTATTGCTTTTGCTGGTATCTCCGTAGTAGCTAACGTAGCCCACACTGTCTCTTTTTGGGAAGGCGAGCTCACAGACTTTAGGGCTTGGGTTGGTGTGCTTGTCACAGCTGCAGCTCCTGTTGCAGTTCTACTGGCCGCAGACGAAATTACAAAGCTAGCTTTCGAGGCACCAAAACCTAAACGTGCCAAAGCGTAGAGGCTACCCATGTAGAAGGCATGGGATATTCTTTACTGGCAGTTACTGTAAAAAGTGCTACAACGAAAGGCGAGCTAAGGAAAGGACTTATCTCAATGCAAATAGACATTAGAGATATTCCTGTCTACTTTATTAACCTAGACACTCACACTGAAAAGCGTGAGGCTATAGAGAAGATGCTTAGTGAGAATGGATTTAAAACTGTAATAAGGTTTAATGCAATCCGCTCCGTCGACGTCCCTAGGGCTATAACTGCTTCACACCTAGAGGTACTTAAGATTATCAAGTCAGTAGGCACGCCAGCTATTGTGTTGGAAGATGACTGTGAGATTGAGAGCTTTCAGGCAATCATCGACGTCCCTGAGGAAACTGATGCTTTCTACTTAGGTAAATCTGCTTGGGGACTTGGAGTTATTGATGGTCGCTTGGAAAAGTACAGCGGAAACTGGAACTCTGTAGATTACATAGAAGGTGACCTATACAAGATAAGAAGCATGTACGCAACACACGCTATTCTCTACACTTCTAATGAGT